ATGAATCAACAGAAATTGGTAAATTTGGTTACTTTAACGGAGAATTAGTTCCTTTGGATTTACCTATGGAAAATATAGAATTTGTTTCTGAAGCAGAATATAAAGGAAAAGAAGTGAAATTAAATCACCCAATGAGAAATAGCGGCGGTGGAAAAAAATACTATGTTTATGTTAAAAATCCAAAAACAGGAAATGTTAAAAAGATTTCTTTCGGTGATGTTCACGGTGGCTTAACAGCTAAAGTTAGTAATCCAGACGCTAGAAAGTCATTTGCGGCTCGTCATAAATGTTCAACTAAGAAAGATAAGACTAAAGCTGGATACTGGGCGTGTCGTCTGACGAAATACGGACATTTGTGGGGTGGTAAAACTTATCCTGGATTCTGGTAATTGATTTATGGAACTACCTTTCAAAGAAAATAAAATATCAGATAATACATTTATCAGAGTATTCAGTCAAAACACTGATTCTGGAGAGTTTATGTGGCACAGAGATTACGAAGATCGTATAATAGAGTCAATTGAAGATACAGATTGGAAAATACAAATAGATAACGAACTACCTAAATTAATAGAGGGAAAAGTATTTATACCAATGGGAGCTTATCATAGATTGATAAAAGGAACAGGTGATTTAAAGATTAAATTAGATAAACTCTACTAACTCTTTTGAGCAACTAATACATAATAATTTTCCTGATGATTAAATCGCTGTCTAATATATTTAGACAAGTCAGAGCATTTTTCATACTCTTCTAATTCCGCAAGTTTTGTAATAACTTTTTGTAGATATTTTTCTGAATAAATTTTAAAATCTACAGTGTAAGGTTTATTAGAAAGACATCTATCATAAACTTCGTATGGATCCATTTTAGTCGTTTTTTGAATTAAAATTTTCTTTGTAAATCTTTATAACTTCGTTATACTCGTTCAAAATTCCTTGTTTAAACTTTTCATTATCATATTTTTGTTTTAAAATATACTCTTTTACATAATCTTCATAATCCAATGCTATTGATATCTCAAAAGTCTCTTCATCAACTTCGATTGCCTCATTTAACTCATCATCATCTTCTAGATTTTTAGTAATGTCATCTATATATTCTACAGAAGCAAAGTTACTTTTTTCTAAAATAACTTCCAATTTTCTTCTTAGTTTTCTATTTGAAATTAAAAGATTGTTAGAAATAGCAATATCAATATAATCTTTAGAATCTTTAAGACTTTCTAATAATTGAACATCATCTTCACCAACAACTCTGACTTTTTTAAATACAGGTGATACTTTATTTGGAATAAATTCCTCTGTGTTATCTTCAGTATCAATTACAAAAATTCCTTTTTGGTCACCGTAGTCATTTCTATCCATTTGGAAAATCGAACCCACAAATGTAAAGTTTTTATTACGCTGGACAAGGTGTATATGCCCAGAATATACTCCTTTAAAAGCCGAAAAGTTTTCAATATCAATTTTATCAGAGTTTTTGTGAGCAACCGATGTTAAGTGCATTTTACAACCATTTAAATCAGAGTGACAAAAAAGATACTCACAATCTCTATTTTCATCTATGTATTTGGCCTGTTCTAATCTTTTCTCAATATAGGGCATCATAAGTATTTTTCTACCATTATATTCAATCTTAGTAACTTTATCGTAAATTGTTACATCAGGAATATATCTAAATGGTCTGATTGAGTTTATTTCAGAAGCAGATTTTGACCAAAGGTCATGATTTCCTATTATAATATGGGTAGGTGCGATTTTACATAGCTCCTCAACCACATCCATTCCATAGTTTAATAAATTGATTGGAATAACATTTCTATTATCAAATAAGTCACCTAAATGAACAATAATATCACCTGGTTGAACTCTTTTTTTAAGAGTTGGAATTAGAAATTCTGTAAAATACTCCTGATGAACTTTATACCACTTATCGACAGAATTTGGATATCCAAGTCCAATATGTGAATCACCTATAAGGTAAATTTTAGACATAAATTAAAACATTTTTTGTTACTATATATAGTCTAAAATCAAAAATAGTTGTATTATTTACTCTATGAATCTTTTCTTCTGGCTTCTCTAGCACATTTCTCACATCCTCTACCAGAATAAAGGTGAGCATCCGGAGTCTGCTCAAATACTCCATGAACTGGACATATTATCTTTACTTTAGTTCTGCAATTCTCATATAGAACTAAATCATATACATACTTATTATTGTGTTTGATTATGGACTTTAAAATAAATTGCCTACTTTTTAAACTTTTTCTATTTAACACCTTCAACTCTTTTGATATAGCCATTTCTTTTGATTTGCAATTTTTATTACAGAATCTTCTATCAGGTCTTCCGTATTTTATTGGTCTTCCGCAATATCTATAGTTACAGTTCATAATTATATCTATTAAATCTAAAAAGTGGAAAAGGCAATTTTTACAACATATTTGTTTCAAAAAGACTTAGAGACAAAAACGAGAAAAATATATAATATACAAAAAAATAATAAAAAACATGGGATTACCACATTTTACTCAAGTAATTAACACAGGAACACCAGGGGGACCTGGAACATTACCTGATGAGGTTGTATACTTAAACCTGTTTGAGATAAACTTTATCTTACCAGTTATACTTCAAGCTCAAGGTAGAGATCCACTTTTATTGCTTCAAAACGCAACTAAAATAGACTTAAACTTAACTGAATTTGGAGTTACAGCAAAACCACAAAGATTCAAGTATTCAACTAGAATGTTTATGACTCCTCCGGATAAAACAGACATTGCTTTTTCAATTCCATTCCAAGTGAATGTGAATCAAGCAGGTTCTATGGAAACTTGGAATACTTTAAAAGCTTGGTACGATTTAGTGTTCAACTCTCAAAACGGAGCTCTTCACTATAAATCTGATATCATCGGAACAATTATTGTAAATCAACACGATAAGAAAGGTGTTGTATTAAGAAGAGTAACTTTTCAAAACGTTCAATTAACCAAAATAAGTGGATTTTCACTTGACTGGGGTTCTAACAACATTCAAGAAAACGTTTCAGCTGATTTCGTAGCTGATTACTTCATCGATGAGTACATTGATGCTCAGTTTCAGATTAATCCACCAATCGTTAGTGGTTATTAATATTAAACTACTTAAAACAAAAAAACCCACCAAATTTTGGTGGGTTTTTTATTTCTACAGTTTTAGAACTTTGGCATACTGAAATTTGGCGCACTAAAGTTTCCAGCTCCCTTCATCATTGAAGATGTGTCAGGCATTGACTTTGAATGATCATCTTCTTGTTTCTTCTTCTCTTTTTCTTCCTCTTCAATTAATTCATTAACGAGTTTGATGTTTTCTTCAAACATCCAGAATGGCCAACCATCAATTGCCCATTCTTGAAGATGAAAATGTTTTTGAAGCTGTAATTTATTCTTTAATATATGCTTCAAAGGCATCTGAAACAACGAAAATGCCTGAGGCTCCGTTGGGAAATTGCATATCAGTGCGGACCTCCGCACCGCACTCACAAGTTTTTTTCAAATCTTTGATACCAAAAGTCATCTTTGTAACAGCAGCATTCAAAAATTGGAAAGAGATATCATCCATTTCTTCAAACTCTTTTAATTTAGCTTTGATACCGTCGTATGTTATTGCAGTTCTACCTGGTAACATAAATGGAATAATCTTTAAGAAAGAAAGATTTGGTGTTCTTTTTTCATTATTTTCTTTGACAATATAGTCGGTAAATGCTTTTTGTAATCCAATATTTGGAGGAGTTAATTCAAAGTTTTTACCATTGACCGTTTTGAAATTAAAAGTTCTTGAAGACAAACTAAAATATTTTTGTAACTTCTCATCGATATCATAATAGTCAAAGTGATTTCTGTTTAATTCTATTTTTTGCTCAGCACCACAAGCACCACAATTTAGCGTAACAGCTAAAGAGTTTCCTTGTTGAAAAGTAAGCTCTCTAATTAAAAATATTAAATATAACCTGTCCTGGTCTTTAACCTCAAGAAATGATCCAACTTTACCATCAGGGTATTTAATCCTAACACACGCTTGAAGCATATCATTCATTTTTTCAACTATATCGTAGAAGTTTTCATCATCAACCATAGAATAAGCTTGTATTTCTTTCACTTGAGCTGGTCTTACCATAAAGAGTGTTCCGGTTGGATAAAATTGACCACAAGGTAGTTGATTTACATCCATATTAAAGAATTGTAAATCTGTAGTTCTTGAAGCATCTACTTGTTGAATAAATGGAATCTCCCCATCAGCAATTTTTTTACCAGTTTCTAACTCACTTAAATGTTTTTTTAAGTAGTCTTCTTCTGACATTTCTTGTTTTTTATTATCTGACATATTATTAAATATTTTTTTTTATATATTCGAGAGTTTATCTCCTCTATTATAATTAATAATTTCAAATAAGTTTATATTATAAATAAAAAAACCTCCAATTATAATTGGAGGTTTTAGATTGTTTAATTATTCTTATCTTAAGAGTTGATGAAACCACCAGCACTGATAGCACCTGTTCTAAGAATCGTAATGTTATTAACAATAACACCCATTCCTTTGATTGGTTCAACATAAGTATCAAGAACACCGATTTGATTATCAATGATTTCTGGAGTGTTATTTTCATCATCCATTTTATTGAAATAGTTATATAAACCATTTTTACCAACATATGTTTCACAAATAACGTCAGCTCTTAACTTAATTTCAGCTCTGATATCTGGTGTATTAAATTTCCACTGGAAGTCCAATAACATTCTCGATAACTCTCTCTCAAGTTCAATCAATACCTCTCTTACGTGAATGTAAGAAAGAGCTGACTTATAAAGAGTCTGAGCCGTATTTTCAGTCTCAATTACAAAACCTCTATTTCTTTTGAATACCAAAGGATTCATTTGAGCTATGTTAAGGTTTTCAATATCACTTGGAGTTAAATCTTGTTCCAAACTATTGATGTTTGTAATTCTACCATTAGTAACACCCGCAGCTATCGTCCAAGGAGTAACATTTCCTACATTAGAGATATGTTTTCTCATATATGTAGTTGCTACGAATGGAGCTGGTGGATGATCTAAAGGTCTTCCATTATCATTTATATTTACATAAGGGAAGAAGTATCCTACACAAGTTGTTCCTCCTCCTTCACCAAATGAGTAAAGGAATGCTGGATTACTCTCAGGATCACCTCCTGAAGCAATAAACGCAGTTTGTAAAACTCCTTCATTATTAACAAAAGAAGGCGAAGATGAATTTTTGAAAGATCTAGCAGACGGCATGTTAATGAAACCGAATGAGTCTAATCTATCTCCACAAATATCCATCAATTGTTGCTTACTTCTTTCAGTAAGACCCAATCCAAATGAGTCAATTAAATATCTAAAGTCAATTGCTTCTTTATTAGTTGTTGCTTTAAATAAAGGTGTTCCTTTAGCAACTAAGTTTAAGATAGCATTTTGCTTAGATTCTGTACCATCAGGAAGTGAAGCATTTCTGATTCTAAATCCTTTAAGAGAGATTGCCTTATATGTAGTAGCATATTGATCGATTGTTACAAATCTTGTAGTTTGTAAGTCACCACCAAAGTTTCTTATAGCAATTCTTGAGTCACAAGTAACCTCAACAAGTGATGGATCTCCACTATATTGTCTTTTAGAAAGAACTCTAGTTATTTTTCTTGGATATTCACCAACTTGTAAAAGTGATGTATCATAGAAAGCCTCTAAGAAATCACCAACTTTAATTTCTGTATATCTAGCACCATCAATTAAAATCTTATTAGGTGTTTGAACATAACCAGATGGAACCTCAAGTTCAATAGTCTGAGTAAAGTTTGACTTATCAGATTGAACATAGAAAGTATTATTTGCTTCAGGATCAACATCAATATCACTATCAAGTAAAGAGTCTTTAAACTCAACCGAAAGTACTCCATTTCCATCTAAGAACATTCTTAAATAATGTCTTCCTAAATAGTCATAAATAAGACTAACATCAAATAGTTCTTCATATTCAACTTCTTCATTAACTTGATAAGCGAAGAAGTTAGAAGCTGTATAACCAAGAGCCGCTGCTAACTGAGCTGGAGTTTGACCAGCATTTACAGAGTTTGATACTATTGTAAATGATCCTTTATTTTTAGAAGCTGAAGGGAACATTAGTTGTTCAAAAGTTGCTAAGTTAGTCTCAGTTTCAAAGCTAGGAGCATTGAAGATAATATAATCATAACCAGCGTATGAAGACGTAGGTGATCCAAGAGGAGCAGATTCTCCATCCACAAATACCACATCAACTGTTCCACCTGTAGAAGCATACGCGTTAGCAAATCCACCATCCATAGCCGAAGCATCAAGATATAGTCTGTTAGCGTAGAAGAAGTCTTTTGTATTGATTTGACCATCAAAATATCTTTGATAGAATTTAGAGTATTTTGCAACAACTCCCAATTCATTTAAGCTTGTTCCAGCAACTTCATCCTTAGTGATTACGCCATCAAATCCAAGTAAGAATTCGTTATCTTCAGTATAAAGAATAAACATACCACCTAATACATTAGAAAGTTCGGCTTGTGAAAGACCAGTTGTTAAAATAAACGACTTATTTTGAGTTGTTGAATTAACAATATTTGAAATAGTCACATTCGACATACTATATTTCACATCAGTATCAGTTGGTCCAAGTAAAAGAGTCATTTTATCTTTTCCTGGGCTATCAATAATATTTGTTAATCTGTTAAATAGTTTAAATCTTCTGTATTGATCGTAGTTAGATGGACTAGCGATTGCCGCTGTATCATTAAATGTAATTTTAATTTTACCAGTAGTTGGGTCTTCTAATGAGATATAATAGTCGTCACCAGATTGAGTACCAAATTGATAATCAATAAATCCTTGTGTTCCAACATTAACATTTATAAAGTTAGATACAAGTGAACCTAAATTGACAAATTGATTAGCATTTACATCAACATCAATATATCCTAATACGATATCTGTTGTAGCGACACTTGGATTAACACCTTCTGTCAAGCTATTAATAACTGAGATTTCACCAGTATTATCAATAACAAATACTGAACGGTATGTCGCAGTAGTTGTAGAGTAAGGATAATCAGAAGCACTTATATTAAGTGTAACTGAACCAGATGATGTTCCTTGAACAGGAATATAAGTCTCTCCAATAACAACATAAGAATCAGATATCAAATCATAATCAACACTAATAGATTGAGTTGAAGATGTGATAGGAGAAGTCGGTCTTGTAACACCATACACCGAATATTCAGCAAACCAAGCAGTTCTCTCATCAGCATTTACCACAACACCCGAAGGCTTAACACCACCAGAAACGTTTCCACCAAATGCATGAGGATCTTGATTAATATATCCATATCCGGACCAAGTACCACCCAACATAGCAGTTACGTTACCAGGTAAGTCTAATGGAGTATTAGTAATCATCACAGATTCAGTGATGGTTTCTTTATAAGAAAGGAAATTAACATCCATATCTTCAGCTCCAACTAAAGTATTACCTAATAAGTCAAGTAATCCTGTGTAATAGTCTTTTTCAACTAAATCATTGTTAAATGCACAGAACACACCAGTTCTATCAGTATCTCTGTTAATTGTAGTTTCAATAAATATATTTCTTCCGTTTAAATCTCTAAAATATGGTATTAATGACAATCCTTCATAATAAGCAAGTGTAGTGATATTTCTATCATTGGCGAAGTTTCTAACTTCACTCTTTCTCAAACCAGAAGCATTAAAGTAAGCACTCCATCTGTTATCAACAGCAAGTTCTTGATAATTTGACCAATCACCAGCTACAATAACAACATCCACTAAGTAATCAGACGCATAATCATTAGGATTGACATAAGCTGGCATTCTTTCAATTGATCCGTACCACTCTAACATAGTTCTATCAAAACCAGTTAATGTAGATTTGAAAGTAAATATAGTTACATATCTATCTGATAAGTTAGTTAGACTTAATGCTCTCTCTGAGTAACCTAAGTTATTTTTTGTAAGATTAATAAATGACTCAGTGTCTCTTTTCCAGAAACCAGTAGTATCAAAAAATCTTCTATATGGACCTTCTCTTTCAATGTCGTTGTTATATCCAGAAGAAGATGATAATGATTGATATTCAATCACATCTAAAGTATCGTCTGTTAATAACAAGTTCATTGCAAAAACAGGAGCTGTTTCAAGCATTTTTGCAACTGTTCTGTGAAAGAATGATCCTTTTCTCTCAAGAGATCTATCTAATTGACCAAAAATAGACTCAAAATCACCAGTAGTAGTGACTCTGATTGGAGTATTAACTGGTCCTTTTTTAGAAACCCCAATAATTAAATTTGTGATTCCTTCTACCACAGGACTAGTTATGACTGATTTGTCAAATTCCTCGATGAAGATTCCTGGTCTCTTGTATTTTCCAATTTGAATTGCCATATTGTTATTTTAATTTTTTATAATTTTTATAGTATATATAAAGTTGAAAAAATGATATTTTTTCTATTTTTGGTCTTCTTGTTTAATATTCTGTGTATTTTTAGTAATTTCTTTCTTTAAATCTTCCATTTTTTTAGTATGTTTAGTTTTAAAGTCTTGTAACTCTTTCATCTTATTGGCTATTTTAGCATCGTAACTACCCATTCTCGACTTAATATCATTCAATTTAAATGATATACGTTGTTTAATATCAGACCCCTGCGCTAAAGACATTTCACTATTAAAATCATCTAATTTAATTTTATCATCTGTTTTATTTTTTTGAATATCAAATATTTCTTTTTGAAGTCTTAATAATTTTGTAAGTTCCGATAAAAACGGATTTTTATCCTTTTCTTCACCTAATATCTTTTTTAAACCTTCTTCAATTTCTAAATTATTAGAAGTGCTACTATAGAGAGATTCAATTTTAGACTTTTTTTGATTATATTCTAATAAATTTTGTGACACATCATTTGTCTGTTCCTTTGCAAGTTTAACATCAGGTTTATCAGTGTCTTTAATTTCAATATCTTCAAAGTATTTTAAGTATTTCATTTTGATTTTGAAATATTTTCATCAGATTTTAGACTTTCTAAAATATTTTTAAAACCAGAGGTTTGGTCAATGGCAACTCTCAATTTAGCCATATCCGTATTTTTGTAAAGAGTATATGTTTCTTTATCTTTCTCTCCACTCTGTTTAGATAAAAAGTGAATATCTTTAACTGAAATTGTTTTTCCTTTTTCATCATTTTTTCCCTTTGAATCAATAGCGTTAATTTCAAATTTTTCTTTTCTTTTAAGTATAAAATCTATTAAATCTTGTTTTTTAATTTTTGTCCCAAATATTCCAAAGGATTCTTTTTCTAATTTGACCTGGGCTCCATTTTTAATGGAATCTTCTCTACTCACAGTAGGTGATCCTCCCTTAATTTGAGACTTTAAATAAGCATTGTGATAGTAAAAAGTTCTTGAATAAGTCAGATAATAGAAATCTTTTTGAAAATCTTGAATATTAAAATAAAATCTAACATCTTCTCCCTTTTCGTTGGTTGCCTTTATCTGAAAAGACATTCCATCAAATTTACCAGAATTCAATTCATCTTTGACTTCCTCTCTTCTAACAAAAACATACTTCAATTCTTCAATAGCATCAGCAATAGGACCAATATCTTCAGTATCTGGATTTCCAGTTCTTGGATCTTTATCACTAACACTCTCATCTTTGATATCAACGTCATCAGTCACTTCACCAAAATATTTGTTAAGGTATTTCTTTTGAGTTCCCGCAGTACTACCGGAATCACTAGATTTATATAATTCTTCACCATCTAATAAGTCTAAAATCATCTGTCTAAGAATAGCACCAGCGTTATCTTTAACTCTATCACCATTTCTTATTGATGTGCCTTTATCAAATACCTCTTCATATTCTTTGAAAACATCAAATACATAATTTTCCCACTTATTAAATAGTCTATTATTTCTATAAGGACCATCTCCTTTTCCCGACATTTCACCAGATGTGTTACCAAAGGCGGTCCATTGATTCATAGTAATGGCATTTAATTTACCATCTGTTCTTCCTGAAAAAGGTATAGCATTTTTAGTATGTATTTTATAAGCTCTATTAAATATTCTAAAGATTTCAATAATAGGTCCGATTCCTTGAATAACTATTCGACCTTCATTATCTTTTTTATACTCTTTAACTTTCTCTTCAACTTCATCTACATCATCTTGTGAAATTGCCCAATATTTTAAGTCAAAGTTCTTATTGTAATATTCTCTAATTTGGTCAGATACAGACTTTTTAGTTTCACCTTCACCCTCACCTTCTTCAGCTTCATTTATTTTACGAATAAATGAATCATATTTTAGAAGAACTTTTTCATTTTTCTTTACTTCTTCACCTTCTTCTTTCTTAGGCTCTATTTTCTTAATTTGAGATTTTGTAAGAACTTTCATCGCCTCAACATATTCCTTAAGTGGTTTTCCTAAATCACCTAAACCACCGTAAAGATTTTCACCATCAAATTGCATCGCTCTTTTAGTAAAGATTGCAATTTTTTGAGACACGTTTATAGTAGTTCCAGTATTATCTAAAACTTCTAGACTCTCTTTATACAGTGGATCTTGAGCCGCATTTAATGTATTCTTTTTATCACCAACTAAAAATCGATTAACTTCAAAGAAAAGACTATAAATAACTCTTTTTGCACGAGCTGTAACTTTTTTATCTTTAACAACAGCTTGTGATGTAACCGCATTTAAGAAATCAGTTGTCACCGAAATGTCTTTATCTTTAGACTCTAAAAATTCACAAGACTTTTTAAGTTTAGCAAAGGCCTGAGTTAGAAAATCTTCACCGGTTTTGATATTGGCTCTTTCCTGACCACCACCAGCGCCTATTGGCGTTTTACTACCTTCTTTATTACTACCACCTAAAGCATCTTCGAATAAGAACATAAAGTCCTCCATTACAAGTACTATTTCAGCTGGTAGCGTTTGAGTATTTTTGTCTTTTCCTGGCTCAAAAAACTCAGCGAATTTCTTTTTTTCACCTTTATGTGTTACAATTTGATTCTTTGCCAAGATATCTTTTTCTTTTAACTTGAATTTATTTGTTTGTAAATCTGTTGCTATTTTAGTCAATGTATCACCTTGTTTTGTAACATATGTATGTTTTTTCGAATCAGCTTGAGGTTTTGCATTTATTGTAACTTTTTTATAATAAGCCAAAATAAGAGCAAGTGACTTTAATGATTTAATCATTGTTGTGTAAATAGGTTTTCCATCAGAACCGGTCTGACCATCAGCTGACTGAGAATCTTCTCCTTGACCATCACCTTCTCCTTCTTCACCCTCACTGAGTTCTTCTTCTCTTGATCTCCCACCTTCATCATCTTTGAATTGGTCAAGCCATTTTCTAAATTCTTCTAATTTATCCAACAACTCTTCTTTTACATCTTGACTTTCTTCATCAACCTGAATTGCATCTATCTCGAAAATTGTTTCATCACAGATATTTTTAATATCACCAACTCTAAGACCATCTTCGACTGCTTGAGTCAAAGCTCTCAGAAGAGTTGCTATTTTCATTCTAGATATTCTAGAACCTGTTTCAGAATCTTCATTTGAAATTTCTTCAATAGATGTTTGCATTATATAATTGAAATGATTCTTCAATCTTCTACCTTGAATATCTATTCTAAGAGCGTTTGCATTTTCTTGAACTTTTCTTAATGTGGAGTTTATAAGTCTTCCCAATAAAGAGTCTCCCCAGTTAATCTCGTTACCTAATGGCCCAGTATTTGGACTACTTTCATAAACTTTCTGCAAATTTTTATAAAAGAGTTCTTCTTGTTGTTTTTCTCTAATCTGAGACCTTTTTTGTAAGTAATTATCTTTGTGATTTAAATACTTCATGTTAAAGTAAAATATATTTTTTCTATATATTAAGATTAAATTGCTCAATTTTTACTTTATTTAATAAATAAATTTGTCACTTCTAATTTTTTTATTATATTTGTATAAATAATCACTACAAAAAACAAAAAAATGAAAAACATCATCTGCGTTGATTTAACTAAATACAATCAGTCACAATTGTCAAAAATATCAGACATTATCGGTATAGTAGATGGGTCTCTTCAATCTTCAAAAAAAGAAGGTGTTAAGAAAGTTTTTTTCGATAAAGAAAAAAACTTATTCATCGGTGAAATAATTAAAGAAACATCTAATTACCTATATTCTTACAAAGGTCTTATACTCACAACAGAATATTCTTATCTTTCAAAAAAAGAAAAAGAAAATCTTATCAAAATGTCAGGAACTAATTTTGATAGTAAAAACTCAGTTGTCAAAGTTCAAAACACTAAATCCGAATCAACGATTTCTGTAAAACTTGAGGTAGATGCTATTTTAGAAAAAATATTCAATTTTGGAATTAATTCTTTGACAAAATCTGAAAAAGAGTTTTTGGACAAAGAGTCTCAGAAATAATGTAAAAAACCGACAAAATTTGTCGGTTTTATTTTTTTAAAATTATTTTTTTTGAAATTTTATTAAATTTTTTAAAAAATCCGCCTTTTCAAATATTAATGAAAAAAAGTTCTAATATATAACCATGTAAATTGAACTTTTTTAAAGATGGAAATTTTAGAACTTAAGTATAATGATAGAATTTATACTAACAAACGTGACATAATCAATACACTTAAATCAAATGAATTTTATTGGTTAATTGACTCAGAGATTGCAGATGCTGTCATTGAGATAAAAAATAATACACTTATATGGCATGATGGTATATTTATGACTGGAGACTGGCACTATGGAATATTCAAAAATGGTGAATTTTACGGTAACTGGGAAAACGGAATATGGGAAAGCGGTTTATTTAAAGGCAATTGGAAAAGCGGATTAAAATAAAAAATAATCACACTACTATGAAAAAGAGAAAACTTTTAATTGATTCAGAAATATCTGAATCTATTTTTAAAGATGAAAAAACAAAAATAAATAAAATAGACGGAGAGTGGTATTTTGAAATTGGAAGAGAAGTTACATCAGACTTAGCAGAAGCAGTAACTTTAATGATGAGACTTTATGATTCTAAAGATGAAATTTGGAATTTGGAAATTAAAACAAAGTCAGAATCTATTACACCAGAAAAATGTTTATTCTGGCTTACTGGTGGTAAAAATGAATGGTCGTCTTGTGAAAATTACATCATTAATTGGTCAAAGTGTCATTTAGATTTTCAGGAAGAATTTGGAATATTGATTATAAATATTGTAAAAAGGTCAAAAAATTTAGGTGATATTAGAAAACATTTTTTAAAATATTTGAACTTAGCCATTCTATACGATTTTGCATTAAGTAAAGGATTTATCAACTAACTTTTAAAACCCATCAATTTGATGGGTTTTGTTTTTTATATATAGTCTATGGAAGAATTTGAAAAAATTTGTAAGAATCCCTGGTGTAAAGGATTGTTTAGATACAATGAAACTCATTTTATAAAAAAAGAAGACGGTACCTTAGAACATCCAAAAACTTGTCATAAATGTAATAGCTTTTCAAATGATTTAAGTGGTGGTGTTGAATGGAACGACAAAACTTATGAAGAAAGAGAAGACGAATGTTTTTATCCAGGATCTTCAATTTATTCATATAAATATAAAATTACTCAATATAGACAATGACAGCTCATTTTTTTGATATCAATTCAGTTATTCAATCACATGCTGAGGTTTGGATTGTTTCGAAATCCGAGCCTAATAAACCAATACTTAAAGTTTCTCAGTCAGATTTTAATTTGATTAAGAAAGGAATATTCAAAAAACACGAACAACAAATAAAAATAAATGGTCAAAGTTATTGGATAGACGAACAAACTATGAATAAATTAAAAATTAGATGTAAAAATCTAAAAGTTAATATAAATAACCTTCACTTTTCAATGCAAGAATTTATGAATCCAGAATTAATCAGTAACATTAACTTTAAAATCTGGAATGAACACTTTATTCATTTAAGAAACTCACAAGATGATATTTATATAATCTGCTCTAAAAACAACAAAAGAAACTATGAGTCACTAATTGACAAATTAGAGGAAGATATGAGAAATATCGGAATACAAATAAAAGACTATTATTTTATTTCAGAGACTTTTTATAATAGAGATCAGGACGATATATCTCATAAAAAATGTAGGCTTATATTACAACACATCGTTGGATTGAAAACAGATATCGATAAATTTACAGAAGAAGAAATTACCAAATACGATAAAATAATATTTTATGATGACGAAATTGAGTCAATTGATTTAATCAATAACTCAAATACTTTATTAAAATTTCTTTATGGTAATTCAGAAAAAAATGTTCAAAGTAATATCAAAGAAATTCTAAAATCTTATCCAGTAGTTGAGACAAATCTTGTTACATTCAATAAAGTAAATATATTTGTAAAAAAGGAAATAAAAATTGAATTAGATAAAATTTTTAAGACTTTTGAAAGTTTTAGTCTTTTTTACCAGAATCTTTATTTAACATCGCGGTCTTAATAAGTTCATTTAGTTTTCTATTATCCATAATCTCACCATCAGTATTTGTACTCTCAGACAACTCTTCGTTGTTTTTTATATCTGGATTTTCAATTTCATTGAATCCCATATCCTTTCTCAATGTTTTCCAAAACTTTTCAAAATCAGTTCTTTGACCCATTAAAAATTTAGAGTTCTCTCTTATTTGACCAATAGTCTGATTAACTACTTCATGCATTCTAGCAGAATTATCACCATTATCAACTTGTCTTAATTGAGAAAGGAAGTTTTTTCTAGTCATTTTTTGTAGAAAAAGACCTTCAGCATAAACCATAGCATCCTCTTTCATTTTGTTTTTGATGTAAGGGTGTTCTTTTAATTGAGGAATATCACTTAAATAAAGATCAACTAAAGACTCTAATACATCCATAGATTGTTGTGATGAAACTGTTAAGTCTGAATCATAGTCATATATTTCAATTTCACCTAAATCAGGTAAATCTTCTGGCTTAGCTAAGTGTTTTGATATATCAAAATCACCACCCTCTGACTGAATCTGTTCAAATTCATCTTTCAATCTATTTCTTTCGTTTTCTGATTTCGACATAGAAGCGGTTTTTTACGATATATATAATAAAACGGTCTTTCCGTATGACTAATATTAGAGAAGAAAAAGAAAAACAGATGATATTTACTACCAAATTGGTAGATGAATCAACTGATAAGATAAATGACGGTGTTGTTTTAAAACGATATCAAAATCCATGGCTAAAAAGTGAAGTAGGTCTAAGAAGATCGGGAGTAACTTTCAGAATGACTCCCGATGAACAACAAGAGTATGTAAGATGTGCAATAGATGTTCATTACTTTGTTGAAAAATATTGTAAAGTTAAAAGAGAAGATGGTTCAATTGGAAATATTTTCCTAAGAGATTATCAGAAAGATATATTAGATAACTTTGTAAATAGTAGATTTAATATACTTATGGCCTCTCGACAAGTAGGAAAAACAGTCTCTTCTTCAATTTTTATGTTACATAAAATTCTTTTTGATAATGATAAAAACATAATGATTGTTGCAAACAAAGGAGATACAGCTGTAGAAATCGTCGATAAAATAAAATCAATTTATACATTGCTTCCATTCTTCTTAAAACCAGGTATAAAAACTTGGAATCAAAAGTCACTAACATTTGAGAATGGATGTAGAATAAAAACATCAGCTAGAACAAAAACTCCAGCAATCGGTTTCACCATTGACGTTCTTTATTTAGATGAGTTTGCTCATATTCCTTCGAATATCATCGAACCATATTATACCGCTGCTTTCCCAACTACAGCTGCTGTACAAAACTCAAAAATTATAATTACTTCCACTCCTAATGGTATGAATCTATTTCATAAACTTTTAACAGACGCTGAAAGACCAGAGGGAGATCCATTAAGGAATAACTATAAAGCAATGAGAGTCTATTGGTATCAAGTACCTGGTAGATTTGTAACATATTTAAGACTAAACTCACATAAGCTATATGAACATGGATTAACAAAAGAGGAGATTTTTGAAATTTGCAGAGAAAGATGGGAAAATAAAACAAAAATTGAAATAGGATATAACTCTGACTTACAAAAAGATGTAATTCATATCTATAATAATGAAAATTGCTCTGATGAAGATGTCAAATCAATGACATTTATAGATAACAAAGGATTTGAAGTTCCTATTAGATTTTTAGCGGAAGTGACCACTTGGAAAGAAGAAGCAATAAAAGACATTGGAGGAGAAGACGCATTTAATCAAGAATACGGTCTAAGGTTTATAAATGCTTCAAAATCACTATTAAATGAAGGAATAATAGATGAGCTACTTAGAAACAAAAAGAACTATGAATTTGAAGAAATTTACGAATTTGATAAAAAAATAAAATTTAGTTATAGAGATTTGAAATGGGTAGATGATGATAATATATTCTTACCAGTAAGAAGAAAAGAATATAAAATAGTTATATCAGTGGATATATCCGAAGGTTTAGGTCAAGACTACTCAGTGATAAATATTTTTAAAATAAGCGAAAAGACTAAAGAAACAATAGAATCTCAAAAAGATTCTTATAAATCCATAGTTGATTTCTTTAGACTTGAACAAGTAGGAATTTTCAGAAGCAATCTAGTATCAGTAAAACAATTATCCGAGTTCTTATACATTTTGGCATTTGAATATCTAAATCCTGAAAATGTAAAAATAGTTCTTGAATTAAATAACTATGGAAACACCCTTTTAGCTGAAATGCCTCACGTTTTTGATGGAAATAATAACTACGGATCATCTATCTTTGTAAGATATAAACATAGAGCGGATTCGACAGAAGAAAAAATTGGACTCAAAGTTGGTGAAAATAAGAATCTTTTGGTGAAAGATTACCAAGATTTAATGTATGCTAAATCATTTGCTATCAATAACGAGGATACTATAAGAGAAATTACAACATTTGTTAAACACATAACAACAGCTGGTAACGTGAGATACGCAGCAGACGTTGGACATGATGATACAGTAATGACTATAGTAAATGCTACTACAGTTTTTCAAAAAAATGAGTTTAAGGAAATGGTTGAAGAATATTCTAACAAACAATTAGATAAAGAAATGCTATCATATATTAAAGAATGTATGAATAGACTTGACTATGTTGAGGGTGTTGATTACGGACAAGTATTGAGAATTAGAAGACAAAATCAAAATCAAAGAAATATGAACAAAAACTCAGGAATTAACTGGTTTGGTAAAAATTAACCATTTTCTTCCATTGTTACAGACAATCCAGAATTTTGTAATTTTTCTTTCATAGAAGAAATTGTATCAAAATCTCCGTATTTTACATCACATTTTCCTTTAAAATGGACAATATGAGCACATTGATTTGCTTGCTCAAATTCGTGACCACAGTATTTCATAAGACAATTGATTACATGATCAAACGTATTATGATCATCATTATGAAGGTCTAATCGATAAGGTTTAGAAAGTAATTCTTTTACTTTACTTTGTGTTTTCTTTTTTGTAATTGTTGCCATATAAGTAATATTATTTTATGAGTTAAAAGTTTTAGCTGTTTTATTTACAACATCTACTATTGTAACCACACACATCTGTGTTTTAGCCCATTCTTCAAAATGAGGTAGATGTTCCAATCTATCATCATACATAACAAAATGACGACAACCTGTTTTTGATATCATTTTTTCAAAAAGAGTAGTTTTAAATTTAAAAGTATCACCTCCCCAATTAAGATATAATTCATCAAATTGAAAATTGTAGTATTCTAATATTTTAGAAACAGCGTCTCTCATTCCCGTAACCGTATCCAATCTACCGGTTGCTAATATTAAGTAACCACTTGGATCATTTTTTGCATCTACATATTTTTTATAAACCCATTCGTTTTTTGGTGTATCAAAAATAGAAATATCTAAAGTTTCTACTTTAGACCACCATCCTCTATGAGGCCAGACACTGCCAGTTTTTTCTTGCCATATTTGCTTCCCCGGTTCAGGTAACATAGTATGTATTAATGTTTCATCAAAGTCGAATGAGTATAAAGTATTATACATAAAATTTATTTATTTTTTCACAAATATATATAAATTATTTAAAAGTAGAAACAGAAGAATAAAAAATTATATATAATTTAATTATGAAAATACAACTTGACTTTAAATCGATTTTAATTTTGGTGTTTTTAGGAATATCAATTTTGTTTTTCTCAATGTGGTTTCTAAAAGGAACTGGTTATAAAAAAGAATTTAAGAAACTAGAATTAGAATTTCAAAAATTACAAAAAACAAGAGATTCATTAGAAGCAGTCAATATAAAATTAAAAATTGACTTTGAAAAAATTCAACAGAAAATTGATGAAAGAAATTTAGAAATTAAAAAGGTAGAATATGAATTAGTAAAAGTTAAAAAAGATCTTAATTCATCCAATAATCAATTACAAAAAAATAAAAAAGATTTAGAAGAGACTAGAAAAAAAATAGAAAAACTTAAAAAAGATCCAATAAAGAGAGAAGGCGAAGACCTTATAAATTCTCTTAAAGAAAAATTAAAATAAAAATGAAAAATATATTAATAACTTCAATATTCTTAATTTTATCAACTATTTGTTTCTCTCAAGACTATCCTAGAATTGAAACTGATTCAAACGGAATAAAATTGGTAGTAATGACTTATGAACAAGCTCAAAAAATTGATAACGCATTTGAATTAGTCACTCTATTAGAAAAGGCAGGAGCTGAATGTGATAGTCTTACTCTATCTTATGTAAAAGTTATAGACGGTCTAAAAAGACAAGTTTCTCTTTTAGAATTAGATTTAAGTTTATATAAAGGACAAGTAATAGACAAAGATAGACAATTATCAAATATTCAAAAACAATTAAATAATTGCGAAACTAATAAAGCAGCATGTGATTCTCAAATTTCTATAAGAGATAGTCAAATTAATTTACTCAATGATGAAATTAAGACTTTGAAAACAAAGAGAAATATTGCATATGGTGTAGGGATTGGAGGAGTTATCGGAGGCATTCTACTTGTTTTATTTATTCATTAAAATTGAAAAAAAATTGGTTTTTTTAATTAATATATACATTATAAAAAATATAGCTATAAAATGAAGCACATTAGAACATTTGAAAGTTATCGTATAAGAAAAAACAGAGAAGAGATTATTAAAGAATCTGTTCTTCAAGTAAACGATATCTATAAAGTTAAGACTATGATTGATATTCCACAATCATTAATCAATGCTTATGTTAAAAAAGTAAAAGATACTACAGGTAAAAACTTGAGACAATTTTTTGGAGATGTTGATATCGCTGAAGAAATTGTTAAGTATATAAACTTGAATAATCTTGATGTTGAAAAACTACCAGGAAATGCTCTCATGGGTGGGGCTCAAGGACAAACTCAAGGACAAAATCAGACACAAGTTCAAGTAGAAGGTGGTCAAGAACAAGCTCAAACACAAGAACAAGCTCAAACACAAGGACAAGCTCAAACACAAGGACAAGCTCAAACACAAGGACAAGCTCAAACACAAGGACAAGCTCAAACACAAGGACAAGCTCAAGGTCAAGGACAAGCTCAAGGTCAAGCTCAAGGTCAAGGACAAGCTCAGGGTCAAGGACAAGCTCAAGGACAAGCTCAAGGTCAAGGACAAGCTCAAGGTCAAGGACAAGCTCAGGGTCAAGGACAAGCTCAAGAAGGAGAATTTGAAGAACCACAAGCTCAAGGACAAGCTCAAGGACAAGCTCAGGGTCAAGGACAAGGTCAGGGTCAAGGACAAGCTCAAGGACAAGCTCAAGGACAAGCTCAAGGACAAGCTCAAGAAGAGGAAGAAGAGGGAGAAGAGGAATTACCAGCTTAATCTAAAATAAAATATTAAAGAAACCCATCAGAAATGATGGGTTTTTTATTTAATATATAGTTTATGAAGTTTATTAAAACATTTGAAAGCTACAATGAAGATACTTTAATCATAGTGGATGTTCAGAAATCATTTAGAAAGTATTTTTCCGAAATGTATCTAAACGAACTTAAAAAATACTGTAAAAATTTTAATAATGTTTATCAGATTTGGGATAATCATCCGGATGGTAAAAATGTGGATAAAGATTATCTATATGATGAGACTCCTGAAATTCCTATCCATAAAGACATTTATCACTTTCCAAATCAAAAAGAATTAATTGAAAAAAGATATAATTACGACGTTGATGCCGATTTTTACAAGAAAATACTAGATAAAGAAGTTTATGATAAAATTAGTAAAAAAGAAGAGGAAAAAACATTAAAAAAAGGAGATATCTTTGAGACAAAGGAGGGAACTATAATCACATTTATAAACAACAATCATGTTTGGTTTCACTGTCCTAAAAAACTATATGATCTTTTAATAGACTTAAAGGGAAGAGAAGTTACTATTGTTGGTGGAGCTGACGGCGAGTGTCTAGAGGATGTAGTAACAACAGCTGAAAGTTTAGGTGTCAAAATAAAAAGAGATTATAAATACATCTGGACCGCTACAAGTTGTCCAATAAAGTAGAAAACAAATGAAATATTTAAAATTTTTTGAAAACTTCGAATATGAAGAAATAGAATTACCAGAAGAAGAGTATCTTTACATCCAACCCTCACAAATTAAAAATGCAGGTAATGGTCTTTTTACCTCTATAGATATAGAATGTGGTGAAATCATTTCTAAATTTAAAGGGGAAGTAATATCAGATGAAGAAGCAAAAAGAAGAGCCTATCTAGGAGATGATGATTACTTTATGAATTTACCATCAGGAGAAACTTTAGACTGTAAAAGAACAGATTGTTTTGCTAAATTTGCAAATGATGCTGAAGGAATTCCTTCAAATTTTGAAAATAACTCAATTATAACAATGGACGATGATAACAATGTTGTTTTATTATCAGATAGAGATATCAAATCAGGTGAAGAAATATTTGTTGGATACGGAAAAAGTTACTGGAAAATAAATAAATATCGAGTTAATTAAGAAACAGAAGCATAAACTTCATAACCCGCTACCTCAAAGTTTATTTCCATATATTCTTGAAATCTCTCTGGATCTTCAAAAAATTCAACTAATAAAGAATATTCAATTTCTTTTAATTCAGGAATATATTCATTTATTTGTGATTTAATTTCATTTTCTATACTTTCAGCTGATAATCTTGTCTCATGTAATAGTTGATATAAATCTCCTCCGAAATTAGGATCACCAAAAAAATCACCTTTATTAGTGAATAAAATCATTTCATATTTTTGTATTATAACTCTTACAACATCATCCTCAATAATATCCGGAGTTTTAAATCTGGGATGACCAGGGTACCCTATATAAAAATCTACAAAATTAAAATTACTCATAAAATTATATATTAAAAATTAGAATCTCAATTCAATATATCTCTTATTTTTCCAATAATAGTCATCGCTAGTATTATTGGGTCGGTATTGGTTTCTAATTTAGAACCATAGTCAGCGATAATATAATTACATTCAAATAATTTTTCTATACTTTTTCCCTCAGATATAGACCAATCAATAAAAGGTTTTCCTAGAAGTTTTATCATTGTGTCAATTCTATCAGCTGTAAATGTATTCATTAGAAAATGATAAATTTTCTCATAATCTAAAGATTTATCATAGATAATATTATATAAATCTAATTTTATTTTATTTGAAACGTTTATCGATGAGGTATTTGTGACACCGGATTCTAAGAAACTTTGAACTTCCACAATTATACTTCTAAAGTCTGGAAATTTCTTTTGAATTATCGAAACCAACTCTTCTTTTTTGATTTCTTTTTGCTCTGTTGGTAGAATTGTTGTTGTTAATCTTTTAAATATTTCCTGCTTTAAAAACTTTTCTTCTTCCATATTTTGACAATCAAAGCATATTTGAGGTATTCTAGATTTTATCCCATCCGAAATTTTGTTTATATGATTAGTTGTTATTATAAACCTTACATTCTTATTATACTTCTCAATAAATGCTTTAAATGCATCTTGAAATTGAGATGATACTCTTTCAAACTCATCTAAAAATATATATTTGATATCAGAATCAGAATCAGATAACATTAATGGAGTAAATTTACAGAAGTCTTCAATTTGATTTCTCAAAACATCAATTGATGTAAAAAGTGAGGAGTTTAGTTCAAGAAAAGGTTTATCTTTTGTGTATTTACCAATTAATATTCTAGCTAAGCTAGTCTTTCCGGTACCAAAGTGTCCGTAAAAAATGTAATTACCATTTATTCCATTTTCGAATTGTTTTTTTATTCTTGGAAGTAATATAATATCTTCTAATTTTTTAGGACGCCATTTTTCCCATAACAATAATTGATTAACTGAACTCATAAATTTTATATGATTTTACTATGTGAAAGTTATAGATAAATGCAGGGACTAAGTTTTTTATATATAACGAATATGATTGGAGAAAAATTTAATTTTGAAGATGTATTTTTTAGAGACTTAACGGTTTGTGTCTTAGACACACTAGAAGGCCAAGTCAATTGGATTAATAGATTCTCATCAGGGGATATTCCGGTTAGCGTACCATTTTACTACTCACTGAGTGGCGATGAAAGATTTTTACTTGATTCTTTTCAAGATGATATAGTATCAGAAAACAGATTTGTTGAACTAAATACCGATATCATACCAAGAGGACATCTTACACTAACAGGATTTAATATTAAGTCAGATGAATTTGCCAATCCAAATGTTTGGCTTAGAATGGTTGTTGAAAATGAAATAGAAATTAGAAAAGTTTTAGCAAAAGTGAGAGCAATTCCGATTACTGTAAATTATGACTTAACTATTCTTCTCTCAAATGAAATAGACACATTTAAGTGTAGTCAAGCTATTATGGACACACTTTGGATTTATAAATTTATGTATTTTGAATACAACTTTATGAATATTGACGCGGTGATATTAATGCCAGATTCTAATCAAATTGAATTATCTAGAGAAAAAAACCTCACCAGTGATAACAACATCACATTAAAAGTGTCTTTTACGGTAGAAACTTATTATCCAGCATTTAGAAGAGATAGAGTAAATATTGAAGGATATCCTAAATATTATGGAGGATCAATGACAGATCTTAACAATTACACAATAACAGGAGGTGTTTCTGAGTACTTTGCAGGTCCTGGTTTTACAGGATCAAGCAGCAGAAATCCTACATTTACTTCCGTAACAAACACAACAAATGAGGCAAGTGGATTTCCAGGATGGCCAAGACCACCATATATTGGTCCTCCATTTTTAACACCTCCATTTTCAACCATCGGAGGTACTGAAACAGGAGTAACAGGAGTTCCGGGTCAAGATGGAAATACTGGATTCTTTGGACAAACTGGTGGATTCAATGAATTAAGTAATCCATTTGGATCTAACTTATCACAAGTAATTGGTCCTAACGGAACTCTTACAAATGACCCTGACTACTTTATGGTTTCACCAAAAAGAACAAAATGGTTTAACAATATACTAAAAGCGAGACAGAGGTCTGCTGCTCAAAGTCCTAATCCAAACTCAGGACCACCAACAAATGCTAATGATGGAGCATCAAATCCACCAACAAATCCTAATCCTTTGTAAAATTATAAAATGACAAAAAGTGACTTTTTTGTGTTAATATATAGTAATAAAGAAAAAATAATATTTTAAAATATGAAGAATCTTAAACTCGAGTTGTTTAACTTCAAAAAGAATCTTTCCCTTGATCAAGAAGAGATTTCTGTTATAGTAGAAGGACATATGAATGCTTGCATAGAGCACTCAGAAAAAACAATAATCAAATCATTAAATGAGAGATTAAAAGCTTATACTTATGATAAGAGTGTTAAGTCTCTTTTAGAGGGCCTAAACGATGACATGGCTAATTATGAATTGTTATATGAATTAAAGAATTTATATAATGTTTTAAATTCAAAAAATCAAGGAGAGCTTTATAGACAACCAATTAATGTTTTATTACAAACTATTAATCTTGAATCAGATCAAGATAGAATGTCTAAAATTCTTAATGAATTAGCTGTTTATGATTGGGTACCTGAAGTTAAATTATTTGTTCACAATTTAACTACTTCTCCTGAGAAGAGAAGCAACTTGTTAAGTGGGGGTAAAGGGGAATCAGTTTATTCAATTGTAGAACAAGTAGAAAATGGTCACATCGCACTTATCAAAGATTCTTGGTTTATTTTAACAGAAAACACAATCGAAAAAACTTTACTTGAATCAAATATTAAAGAAGAAGGAGAACTTAGAACTCTAAGAACTTTAGAAACTGCTATGAAATATGCTACAGTTAATGAGGATAGAATTAATTTCAGAATTTCTGAATATCTTACATTAGGTCTTTCCGTTTCTAAAAAAGGAGGAATCTACATAAATGACGACGAATTAAACTCAGACACTACACTTGAGTCTTTATTTAATTCTCCGATTGTTCCAATCGTAAATAAGAACTTCTATCCAATTTTATTAGAAGTATCTGAAAATTTAGACAAATTTGTAGAATTAGACGTAGTTAAGAAAATTGAAAACCTCATAAATCCTCACTTAGAGTGCTACGCATTTAACTACAAAAACAACACTTATCTTTACAGATGTGATGAAAGATATGGAAATTCTTTCTTTAAATACGAATCGGCTTTAGAATTAGTAAATGAAGTAAGAAATGAGTTAAACTATGATTTAACTTACTTTTATGAAAATAAATTATCTAAAGAAACTGTTGTTAAAAGAAAACTTGAAGATAAAGAAAGAGAAATCAGTTTAAAGCTAGAAGATGTTCAATTCAACATTGAAAAAGTCAGAGGATCAATTCAAATGATAGGCGAATCAGAAGTTTTAACTACCGCTCTTAAAAACTTAGAAAAAAGAGAAGTAGTTCTTAAAGCTGAACTTGGTGGTGTTAAAGAACTTCAATATAAAGAAAGAATTAAACTTTAATTTTTTTAAAATATAAAAATTAAATCCTCAAAGAAATTTGAGGATTTTTTTGTTTTATAAACTTTTTAAATAAATTAATATATAACATGAAGTAAAAAGCTTCAAAGAAATAATCAGATTATTTCTTAAAAATAAAGCTTAATGAATGTATTTAAATAATAAAGATCTATACGTAGAAATTATCGTATCAAAAGCACAAGGCAAACTTACCAGAAACGCCGAAAAAATGTTAGAACTCCTAGCCAAAAAAACAATAAAAAAAATGAGATACTGGTCAAATGATGACAAATTAGACTGTTATCAATCTGGACTTTTAGATATGTTCCAAAACTGGTACAATTTTAATGAAGACAAATCAGTTAACGCATTTGCTTACTTCACCGAAGTATTTAAAAGAGGAATAGCCAAAGGATTTAATGAAATCTATAAAAAGAAAGGTGATAACGAAAATCAGATTAAATTAATATCAATTGAAGGAAGTAACGATGGACAAGGTCTTCACTCAATCTAAATAGAATATAAGTCATTAAAAAACCCACTTAAAAGTGGGTTTTTGTTTTTTACGAATAAACTGTTTCTAACATTTTAGCAGATACCAAATAAGGATCACAATTTGAAGATGGTCTTCTATCTTCAAAATATCCTCGTCCATCCACAAGTGATTGAGCCGGAATTCTAATAGATGTATCTCTAGTGCTATACCCATAGCTAAATTCATGAATTCCCGATGTCTCATGCTCACCGGTCAATCTTTGTTCGTTATGCAAACCATAAACTTCAATATGTTCCATATGAGATGATTCAAGTTTTGGCATTGTTTCTTTAATCAATTCAATACCACCATCTTCTCTCATTTCTTTAGAAGAGAAATTAACGTGACACCCTGTTCCATTCCAGTCACCTTTGATAGGCTTTGGATGCAAAGAAACATTAACACTATGTTTTTCAGCAACTCTTTCTAAGATATATCTTGATATCCAAAGTTGATCAGAACCGTTGAGAGCCGTAACAGGACCAATTTGATATTCCCATTGTCCAAGTAGAACTTCGGCATTGATTCCCGAGATATCTAAACCAATCTCTAAACACATATCCATATGCTCCTCAACAATTTGACGACCAATTACTGTATCAGCCCCAATTCCACAATAGTAGTCACCTTGTGCTCTTGGAGTTTTACCAACTTCAAATCCCAAAGGCAAACCAACACCCTCTCCAAAAGGCATACCCGGCTTATGAGTCAAAGTGTATTCTTGTTCCCAACCAAACCAAGGAGCATCATTCTTAATTAAAGAATTAAGATTTAAACCATCTACAATAGAAGCTAATTTTCTTCTATTGTTTGTTGGATGATTAGTTCCATCTGGACTCAAAACCTCACAAAATACTAATTTATTAGGATATTCTCTAAATGGATCTTTACAAACAAATACTGGTTTTAACAAACAATCTGTGTTTTTACCTTTACCTGCCTCTGCTTGAAGAGTTGAACTACCATCAAAAGACCACATTGAGTAGTCCTCGGGATTCATAGTTTCTGCTTTATCAACTATTTTTGTTTTACTTCTGAGTTGCTGGGGCTCGGAACCATCTAACCAAATATACTCTAATTTAATTTTCATAAAAGTGTTTTTTTTTATTTTATTAAATTTTAAAACAAAGTTTAGATAAATAAATATACTTTTGTAATATGAGATTAGCTATTATACAAATTTGGGAAGAGTCGTTTAGTGATAACTCAATATCACCCGATGGATGCACTTTACATATTGATAAAGAATATAGAAATAGATATGTTGAAAATTTTTATAACAACAGAACAGAAGAAGTACCAGATACTTACGAAAGGATAGTAGGTAGAGAATCATTTGTTAAAATATCAGAAGAATTATGGGATATACTCTCAATAAACAAAAATATAAGAATAACAGAAGTTGAATTCAATAACCTAATTGGTTTTAAAAAAATAAAACAAGCATGATATCTTACTTATCACTTATTCCTCTCTTTATTTGGATGAATCTTTTTTATCTTTCCAATATTACTAAAATTGATATTAGGTTTCATCAAATAGATTTGTCAAAAAGTAATAAGACTTTAATTTTATTTTATATTACTAAAATTTTATACTGGATGTGGATAATTTTTGGAATTTATTTGAAATTATACACCCCAGTGTTGATACTTATCTCACTGACTATAGTAAAGTTTTTGTCATATCGTTTTTCAACTAAATTATACAAAATATCTAACTTAATAACACCTATAATCTCAATAGTGTTAATGACTTTGATAGTTTTAACTTATTTTTTAAACATTAAACTTTTTTAAGTGATCTTCAGTTATTATAATAAATTCATATCCCTTCTTATTACAATATGATATCATAGTTTCCCACTTATTCTTATTCTTATAAGCCATTTTTAAATCGTATTCAAAGTTTTTTAACTTTTTTGCACCAGACTGAGGAACAACTAACCGACCTTCATTTAAGTCTTGAACCATTTTATACTCTTTCATTGGCTTAACTTCAACCACTACTTGTTTTAAAGATCCATCTTCCAGTCTCATTTCATAGTAAAAATCAGGATAGTAACAATGCTCTTTAATTTTTGTATCTCCGTTTTCAAAATGGGTCATTTGATAAGGTATTCTCATACATTCAGCCCCCCACTTTGTAATTTTAGTATTGTGGTCTAACCAAGTCATTATCTTCTTTTCCCAAGAACTTCTAAAATAGACACCACCATAAGTATTTAACTTTATGACTTTATCTTTAAACTTAGGTATATAATTACCCTGATTATAGTTCTTATTACTTGGTTTAGAATTTAACATAAATAAAGGATTCTATTTATTTTATATATAAAATAAACTTTAAACCCTATGGGAGAACTATATGAAAGACTAAAACTAAATAAGTTTGTAAAAAGCAATGACGTTCCAAGTTTTTTTAAGCAAAATTCTCTCGACTTCTATCAAAGATATTTAAAGTCAGATGATTATGTCAAATCAACTCCTGTCACAAATATTATAAAAGGTCAATTTTATTTTTTTCACTATAAAGATGACTCTAACTGGGTCAAATGGTCTCCTGTTTTTGTAGTTGATGTAAAAGTTTATAGTAATAAAATTATTTTACTATGTGTAAATTTTAATTTTCTACCTTTAGAGGTAAGAGTGGCTATTTTTGATAAGTATCTTACAGAAGCTGATTTTGAAAAGTGTGAAAGACTAAAAGGCAGACACTTTATAAAAGTTAAATTTGAGCCAATGTATAATGAGTTAAAAAGATTGAAACTAGAGTATTGTTTAATGGAATATAATGCTATTCAAATTGCTCAAGCACACAGAATTCATTTTACATTACTACCCGAATTTCTTTATTCTCAACATCCAAAGAATAAATATGACCCTAAAAAACTTATTCAAATTTGGAAAAAGAAAGCAGAAACTTCTGTAGAAAGAGACTCTGAAATGTCACAACTAGCTATTGATGATCTATATAACTTTGATAAGGATTTTACAACAAAATTTAAAGTTTTAGAAGGACACATCAAAAGGATTAGAGCAAGTGCTCAAAAATATGGAAAAGGCTAATCTAATAGATTGTCAATATTAAAGTCTCTATAAACTTGTTTTGTTATATCACCTAAACCAGTATCAAGTAATTTATCAAAATTTGAATCTGTTGAGTCAATCTCATAATCTTTAAGTGTTTCTAAATTTTTATTATACCACATATAAAAGAAATCACATGCAGTCTCAACTATATCTTCATAAGAAGGTTCCGAAACTGAATCATAAGCACAAAATAAAATTCTAACATCTAATGGCTGTTCAGTGTCATAGATAATATCAATTGATTTATTCCAATTTAAGTTTATAGTAAATCCTAATTTTTCAATTCTATCTAAATGATCAAACATTTTTTAATATTTTACTAAGTTTATTCTCTCTTTTATCTTCTATTTCAATTGGTTCTACTATTATCTCACCGTTTGATATTCTAATTTCCCATTTGTTACCAGTGACATCATCAAGTAGAGCTAATTTTTTTATAACACAATAACCATCTGGTTCTATTCTAAGAACAGAATCACCAGTTGAACTATTCACATTAAATATATTAGGTTGAAGTTTAACAGTCATTATAGTTTAATACCGGTTTTGGGATCGTAATTCATAATTAACAACTCAATACCTTTAGCTTGTTCGGATTTTAAATCAGAGTTGTTTCCACCTTGAGCCGAACTTCTAAATACTTCTTTCTCTGTCCAAACGTATTTATCTTTAGGTAATAACTCTTCTAAAAGAGGAAAATAATAATAAGAAAGTGACCAACGACACTTAGTCTTTTTGATTAACTCCAATAGTCTTCTATGAGAAGCTGGTCCAAACATTCCTTCTTTGTCAGCACCATACCAAAACAATCTTTTAGCGTCATCTTCACCATTTTCATCTGGTCTGAAGTATGGTGGATCCAAATAAAGATAAGTATCTTCTGAATCATATTTTGTAATAAGTTCTTCAAAATCAATATTTAAGAAATCAGTAATTGATTGTAATTTAGGAGTATATTTATTTTTTTTCAATTTATCAATAAGAACTTCTAATTTCAAACGGTCTTTATCTTTTTTATAACCATTGAAACCAGCACCTCGAGGATAAACAGAGTTATGAGCAGAAGTGATAAGAAAAGCATAAATAGCGGCTTTCTCAAAATCACCAATTTCAAAATTCATATCATCTAAGAAATCATTTTTTTGATATTCTTTATAAATCTTTTTATAGAAATCCCATTTCTTTAATGGATCTGTTTCTTCTGTGAAAAGAAGAGTATTTTTTAAATTCTCTAAATAAGGTAGGAACTCCTCAGGTTGTGATGAACACTTGTATAAGTTCACCTGATGACGATTTTTATCATTATAGACAACTACATCGAATTTAAGTTGATCGTCATCCATATACGTTCCCATTGAACCAGAAAAAGGTTCTAAATACGTTTTAATTCCAGTTTTTGGGATTTTTGTATTGATTAATTCTTGAAATGCTGAGGAACTCTTACCTCCGAAATAACTTATTACCGCCATTTTATTTATTTTGATTTTTAATTTGTTCTTCTAGTGAAGGTCTTTCATTTTGTTGTCTTAATTCTTCTCTAATCTTCATTAAAATTTTACCTAAATGATTTTCACCAATACTATTACATTTTGGACAAGAACACTGACCCCAAAAGACATCGTGCCAAAAGTTACCCTCTATAAGTTCTAATTTACCAGTATCCAATAACATCTCGCATAATTTAGGATCTTTGAATTTTTCACGAATTCCCCAATTCATAAAGTCTAATTTTTTTTCTTCCCAATCTTGTCTAACTTTTACTCGACTTCCTAATTTTTTTACATCACCAGCATCTGGTATTCTAGCAATTAACTCTCTAAAATCAGGAGCAGTATAATAAACACCATCAATGAATTGCATTTGAGTAACTTTTAGAGCAACATAATAGTGTTCTACAGAAGGATATGTAATTCCTTTATGTTCAATTTTACAGGGATAAAAGTTTGAAAGGAAATAATAACGACCTCTAAAAGAATTGATATAACTCATAATTCTTATATGTTATAAATTAAAAAAGTCCACCTTAGGCGGACTTAATTTTAGTGGAGATGACCGGCTCTGCCTCCGGTGTCTTCCCTAGCTAACAATAATTATTCATTTACAGGCTTAGTGAAATTTTTCTAAACTCACAAAATATTTAGTTGAACTAACCCATCACTCTAACAATTCTGGTTTCACATTTTAAACTGTGTGATTCAGCTGGAGAATTTTTGCGATTAGCTTAAAAGCTTAAACTACTGCTAGCTCTTCTGCCTTAAGCATGTTGTTTTGTAACGCCGCTACTAAATCTTCACGGGATGCTACTTCATTTGTTTTGCCATTTACGACTTTTGTTACCTAATTTATTAGTCGGTCATTTAACCACCCGACACCTGCATAACTACCACTACTCTATGAATCTATTCTATGACATCCCCATAGTCATTGTAATTATTTTACAAATGTATATATAATATTTGAAAATAAGAAAAAGTTTAATTAAAATGGCATATTATCATCTTCTAAACCTTCATCTAATGTAAAACCAAACGAAAGTATTCCACCACCGGATTTCGATTGCCAAATGTCAAATTCAGCATCATATTGAGCTAATATATCTCTTTTAAGTTTGTTAGCTACTTCAAAAACTTTAATAATACTTCTAAGTGTCTCTTTTTTTGCCATATTAACTTCAATGACAATATCCTCATTTCTTTTTGCCGTAATCTGAACATTATCAACACCCGAGTTTCTAAACATTTGACGAAGCAAATAAGTTAAATGTTGCACGTCATCATCATCATCATCATCATCTGATTCATATCCATAGTCATCATCTTCATCATCGAATTTAGGATTTGATGATTTTCTCGAGTTATCACGCGTACTTTCATCGTCATACCAATCATCATAATCTCCATAATCTTTAGTAGAATCATCATCATATCCATAATCATCTTCTGGCCAACGAGCTTCATTTTTCTTATTAGCAGAAAGTTCGTTATTAAGATGACTAAATTCGTCTTCTCTGATATTTTCTAAATATTTTATAAATGTTTTTATTTTCATATTACTTTAGCTCTATTTTAAAATATGTTTCATCAAAGATTCCTAAATCCTCTATTTTGTACTTGTTAAGTATTGTCTGTATTCTTATAAGTGAATCATAAATTTCACCCATATCAGTCTCTTCTAAATCTAAACTAACAAATATTCTATCATCTTTACCAATGACCTTTACATCAATCCCAAATACATTCTTTTTAATCTCGTTTATAAGATTCTTATGTTTTGCAAATAATTCTTCATTATAACCAACCTTTCTTTTAATCGGAAGTTTATTCCAATCAACTTTAACAGAAGCCTCTGCTAACTTAATGAGGTAAGTCATATTTTGCATTTCTGTTCCTCTGTGTTCGTTATAATAACCAACAGATATATTAGTACATTCAGCAATATCCTCCATTAGAGAAGCCGAATCAGTATAAACACCAGTTGTATCTAATGAAAGATTTAAACCGCTTTTGTTATATTCGTCACAAAGTGCTTGTCCAAACTCATTTGAACAACATTGTCTTCCCAACTGATGAGTAATCACAGATGTAGTTCTTCTTCTATCAAATGATACACAAGCTTTAACATCAGTAAGATATTCACATCTATCATATATTGAAGAGAGTGCATTTGAACCAATTCCACCTCTTTCCTCACCAATAAAGAAATAGTAAATTCCCGGCACATTGTTAGTCATCATATATAACATAACAGCAGTTCCTGCTTTATCATCGGCTCCTAAAATTGAAGATCCATCAGTGTAGATATGCTCATCACCAGATCCAGTTTTAATTAGTCTAAAAGAATATCCCTCTTCCGATACTCTACCATTTGCTTGAAAAAGTTTAGTAGTTTTTTGCTCTCTATCGGCGGTATCTAAGTGACAAGTAAACATTATTGTTGGTTTATCACTTCCTATTATTTTATAATAATTACCAACTTCGTCTCTTTTTAAGTCTTTTGGTAAAAACTGTAATACTTCTTTTTCATGTCTACAATCATCAAAATGAGGATAAGTTTTAGTAGTCAAAGACAGAAAAGTTGCCTTAACATCCTTTGGATTATAAGTAAAAGAAGGCACTTGTATTCTTTGAGCGGAAGTCGTAGATTCATCTCCGATATTATCAGAAACCATATCATTGTATTGATAAATAAAAGACTTTATTTCATCTTCAGTAAGAAGACCAGGCCAATAATATCTAAAGAACTTACCAATCTTCATATCAAATTTTTTACCACCAATAGTTACCTCAAAACAATAAGCCTTATTTGAAATTGTAACATCTGTAATTCCTAAACCATTTTGATACTTAGATCCAGGCTCACCCAACCAAAGCATTTCAAATGCAAGATAACTATCATTATCTTCCATTTTCTTAAGAACTTTTTCTAATTCACTAGAAATTTTAATTCTAGCACTCCTATCTACGTCTTTTGGTGCTTCTTTTTTGAAAACATCTTCTTTAGATTTATATGCACCAGTTGGTATATTTCTATTTGGATCAGTTATAGACTGTGTTCCAGCCTCAAATATTTGATTAAATTTAAATAAATTCATATCAGTATATATTAAATTTAAATAGTGATTTCTTCCGCATTTATATAATCAACTTTAACTTGACCATCATTCATACCAGGTTCTTTTTTGACAAACTTTCTTTGACAATAAACCACTTTGACAGAAGGTTCTTTAGCTGCTTTTGAATTCTTTTTAGCAATTTCAGCGGCATATTTTAATATTTCAGGTGTAGGTAAGTTTTCTCTAACTCTTATAACAACATGAGAACCAGGAACACCTTTAACGTGCATCCAAATATCTTCATCCTCAGCAACATTAAAAGTTAAATAGTCATTTGATTTAGCATCTCTTCCATATTGTAGAAAAAAACCATCAACTTCAATCTTTTTGATATCTGGGAATTTAGGCTTTTTACTTTCAAAATATTTCAAATATTTCATTACATATATATTATTTATATAAAACAAAAAAGACCTCATTTAGAGGTCTTTTTTGAATATTTGGTAACTTAATATTAGTTAAGGAAACCAGCTGCATCTACAACTTTGATAGTCATAAATTGCTTTTGTGGGAACCAACCAACTTCAGCAACTGCATATCTACTTCTTAGTAACATTCTTGGAGCGAATGTAGCTTCAGAAATGATAGAGATTGACTGAGCCATTAAGTAAGGTACGAAAATGATACCTGGTTGGTCAGGATTGTTCTTTCTACCAAGAACGATTCTGTTGTCGTTATATTTCATATATGGATCAACATAGATTGAAATATCACCAATTGAACCTACAGGGTAAAGTTGTCCAGAAGCATTCATTTTAGACTTCAACGGGTTAATTGTATAACCAGCGATATCAGATAGAGCTGCAGCAAGACCTCCGTTTGTAATAACGTACTGAGCAGGACCTACACGACCTTCAGTTGCGATATAGTTAGAAGCGTGAGCAATCTTAGTGACAAGCTTTCTTTGAACAGCGTGAGTAGTTTCACCACCAGGACCACCTGTACCAACATAAGCTGTGTTTAAGTCGAAGATAGTCTTACCAGCTGGGTCACCAGTTAATGCTGCACCTGCTGCTGGAGCTGAAGTTCTGTTAAGATCACCTAATTCAAAAATCTTAGCAACGATTTGCTTAGAGATTGTTTGAGATAATTCATTAACAAGAATAGATTCCATTTTTTGAACGATATCCATACCTGTGTTAGCTTTGATATCTTCAATTTCAGTTCTTCTAAGAGCTGAAGATACTTCGATAGTACCAACTGCGATAGTTTTAGAAGAGATTTTTGGACCGATAACACCTGAGTAAGTATCATCATCATCCTGACGAGACATTGGGTAGTTTCCAGTAAATCCAGAAGCTCCTGATGTCCAGTTTGAAGAGAATCCAGGGATATGATCTTCAAGAGCTGATACTAATTCAACTGTTAAGTTAGCAGCACCTGGAGTAACAGATACAGTACCTACTGTAGCGATTTGATCAACCATTGACATAGTTGCATTGAAAGTGTTTCTTGTTTCATCAAATGACCAAAGAGCACCAGCACCACTATTAACAGCTGTATGAGATGTATTAAATTGTCTGAAAGCTCTAAACATTGGATAACCATCAATACGAGAGAATCCTAAGAATTCAACAACACCCGCTCTAGAACCACCTGGATCAGCAGCAGCATTTACAGTTGAACCGTAGATGTTTGTGAACCATCTTCCTTGAAGACCACCTTGTGTTTGAGCACCAGCGTTAGCTGTCAAAGTAGCATTTACAGCAGCTTTCTGAGCAGCATCATCAACGTTTAATTTGAAAACTTGTGGTCTTTCATCTTGTTGTCCCAATCTTGTATCATCATATTGGAAGTCAATGTAAAGTAAGTCGATTTTTGGACCTGGAGAAGGTTTAACAGCAACAAGGTCAAGACCGATTGTTTGAGCTGCGATTTTCATAGCTACAGGTAATAGGTTTTGACCAACATCACCAGAACCAGGAGTTCCTGTGTAGTTAGCACCTACTGTTGTTCCAGCAGGACCACCAATTACTGGGTTCAATACTGCACCCATACCAGCTACGTTAGAAGCGTTTACATACGCGTTCTCATTAATTGAGTGATACTCAGCATATTCTGACATCCAATCAAGTCTGTCTTCACCTGCTACACCCATGTTCTCAAGAACTGGAGACCACTTCTTAAGAGCTTTTGATTTGTCTATTCTAATGTGTGACATAGTTTAAATTTATTTTTTTTTGTTATCTATATATAACCCTTTATTTCCCTAATTTTTGAAGGTGTGGATTTTTTATAGATTAAATCTTTTTGAATCTTTCTAAAATAGCTTGAGCTTCATTATCAGAAAGTTTATCTTCTTGTATCAAAGTCTCGTGAGCAACTAATTTTTTAGTTACAGATTCATTCTTTTTGAGGTTTCTAGTTAACCAGAAATGCTCAACTTGTGATTCAGTCATTAAAACTTCAGATGGATAAAGTCTAGCTTGTGATAAGATAGATTTTTTAGCTGATTCGTTCATTTGACTCCAGATTGCCTTAGTGTTTTCAGGCATTAATCTGATTACTCTTTCTTCTAGAGTTTCATTCTTTGTAGATAGAGCTTCAGCGATTAATGATAGAACTTCCTTCTGTGTAAAATAACTACTTTCGTTTATGTGTAGTTTAACAGTTTCTTGTTCTTCATCAGAAAGTGCATAAAAGCTGTCAACTTGTGACTTGTTTAAGAATTTTAAGAAATTCAAGTCAGTTGTTTCAGAAACTTTACGTTTTTTAGCTTCTTCAATAAGTTTATTAATTGACTCAGACAATTCAGAATCTTCGTGACCACTTACTTCATAAGAATTTGGACCACATTCTTCATCATCTTCGTTTTCATCTTCATTTTCATAAGAATAGGATTCTTCCTCTTCATGAGAAGGAACACCTTTATAATCATAATTGTTTTCATTCTCATCCTCGTCTTCTACTGCTTCAAAACCTGCAGCTGAAAGTGAAGGAAAATTCTCTTCTTCATTATTTTCAAATAATTTACCACCTTTAGAGTTTAATTTCTCAACAATCATTCCTTGATAAGAAATTGATTTATCTAAATTTTCTGCGATATATTCTGAATAAGCGATATTATCATCTAAATGCTCAGCAATGTACTCAGAGTAAGCGATGTTACCTTCAACATGTTCTGCTAAATACTCAGAGTAAGCAATTGAATTATCAACATGTTCTGCGATATATTCAGAGTAAGCAATGTTTTTGTCTAAGTTTTCTGCGATGTATTCAGAGTAAGCAATGTTTTTGTCTAAGTTTTCTGCGATGTATTCAGAGTAAGCAATGTTTTTATCTAAGTTTTCTGCTAAATACTCAGAATAAGAAATATTCTTATCAAGATTCTCAGCGATATACTCAGAATAAGAAATGTTTTTATCTAAGTTTTCTGCTACATACTCAGAATACTCAATGTTTTTATCAAGATTCTCAGCTACATACTCAGTGTAATTAATAGCCTTTTCAAGATTTTCAGCTAAATAGTCATTGTGTTTAGCTAATTTCTCAGTTGTAGATTTAAGAGATTTGTTCTCATTAACCACTACCTGAATTTTCTCTGCTAAGTAATCTAAATACTTAACTACTTTCTCATTAGTTGTGTTTAATTCTTCATAGTATTCAAGCAATTGCTCTAATTTCTTAGGAGCCATATCACCTTTAGAAATAGCAGATTTAACTTCTTTTTTAGTAGAAGCAATCTCATTTACTAGATACTTTGAATAATCAGTCAACTGTTTTTTTGTAACAAATTCGTTCTTGTTCATGTTGAATAATTCATTTATTTTTGACTCGTCGGACATTTCATATATCCTAAAGTTAGATTTTGGGTTAGTATAACCTAAAGATTCATTTAGTACCTTTACAGACATTTTAGCCGAAGCAAATCCTGGATCAGCAACGATGTCATATGTAAATAACTTCTTCAAAGAAACAGAACCATCCGATTCAGTGATACCAGCCGCTCTAGAAGAAACGAAAACTGGACAACCATCATCTACTAATGCTTTTGCCTCTTTACCCCAATAAGTACTTAGAAGTCTAATTTCACCTGATACAATATTTTGTTCTTTAACATATTGTGCCTTGGTGATTACGTGTGATGCTCTTGCTAACGAAGTGTCAAAAACATCTGGGTGATCAAATTCACCGTAAACAGCACCTAAACTGCTCATTCTTTCATTTAACTCATCTAACGCTGGTAAGAATCTGTCTGCCGTGTAAATACGTTCATTACGGTTCTTCACACCAAATTCTGTGAAGGTTCCACCTAAAACGTAATCTTTTTTACCGGAAGCATTTTCTCGTATCAACGAACTAGTAGAGTTTTCTACGATTAATACTGGTTTCATTCAAAAATAATTATTTTTTACCCTTTTAAAGTTGTTGTATATATTCCTAATAAAAAACCACCTATTTTAAAAGGTGGATTTTTTATAGTCCTCGAGAACTACTGAAAATAAAAAGACATGTAAAACATTAGTAGGAAGAAGAAACTATTTAATAAATAACTTTAAATTTTAAACGGTTTTTTATGATTCTTACCAGAGAAATAAAGATTAAGATTACTGAATCCAATTATCAATACTATGAGGATCTTGGTTACGAAGTATTAATTGGAGAAAATCTTTTAATACCCGTTGAACTAATGTCTAAAGGATCTCATTACAAGATTAAATGCAAATGTGATATGTGTGGTTTAGAAAAAGAAGTTATTTTTAAAAACTACGTCAAATATGATAACAACTGGGGAGAATATAATTGTAGAAAATGCTCAGAAAAGAAAAGAAAAGAGACTTTACAAAAAAACTACGGAGTGGATTACCCTATACAGAATAAAAAATTAATGGGAAAAATGAAAAAAACTCTCCTAAAAAAATACGGAGTAGAAAACATTTCAAAGAAAGAAACTAAACAAAAAGATTCTGAATAATACAACTTCTATGATAAACATAATAGAAGGTGATCGATATGAAGGTCAAATAGAGTTCTCAAATAGTGGAAATGCAAACATAACAATTGGAGAAAAGTCAATTTTTATACACAGAAAAAATACTCATAACTCACTACACTTAGATAAAGTAAAAGTAGAAATATTTAAAGGTGAAAAGAAATTAGAGGGGAAAGTAATTGAAACAGTTTCAAGATTTAGAACAGATTTTGTTGGTAGAGTTCAAATAGGAAAAAAGTCGACATTTGTAATACCAGACAGTGATAAATTATCAGTAGATTTTTATATCAAAGGTGGATTAGTTGCAAAAGACGGACAAAAAGTTATTGTAGAACTAACAAAATGGGAAGATTCTAAGTCACCACAGGGTAAAATAACTAAAATACTCGGAGACGCAGGTGATAACAACGCGGAAATGAACTCAATAATGTATGAGTATAATCTACCGGTTGATTTTCCACAAGAAGTTTTAAATGAGTCAGAATTAGTACCTGAAGTAATATTTGAAAATGAAATACTAAAAAGAAAAGATTTAAGAAGTGTAACAACACTAACAATAGATCCGGTCGATGCTAGAGATTTTGATGACGCTCTTTCAATACAAATAATCAACGAAAATAATATTGAAGTAGGAGTTCATATAGCAGACGTTGGTCACTATGTAAAACCAGGAACTAAACTAGATGAAGAAGCTTACAAAAGAGCAACATCGGTATATTTAGTTGATAGATGCGTTCCGATGTTACCTGAGAGACTAAGTAACGGAATTTGCTCACTAAAGCCACATGAAGATCGTTTGGCCTTTTCTGTAATATTCAATATAGATAAAGATGGGAAAATTATTAAAGAGTGGCACGGAAAAACGGTTATACACTCAGATAGAAGATTTACTTACGAAGAAGCTCAAGAAATAATCGAAGGATCTGACGGAGACTTTCACAATGAAATAAGAGTTCTTAATACATTAGCTCAGAAAATTAGAAAGAAAAGAATAAAAGATGGTTCAATCGAAATGGGAGGAATTGAAGTTCGTTTTAAATTAGCAGAAGATAATAAAAAACCTATTGGAGTTTATTTCAAAGAACAAAAAGAAGCTAACAAACTTATTGAAGAATTTATGTTACTAGCTAACAAATCAGTTGCTAAAATACTTTCAGAAAATCAATGGTTTAATGTTTATAGAATACACGATACACCAAATATGGAAAAATTACAACAACTAGTAGGAGTTTGTGAGAATTTTGGACACAATGTTAAAATAGAAGGAGAAGGAGATGATTTAAAAAAATCAATTAATCAACTACTAAAAGAAATAAAAGGAACTCCTGAAGAAAACATGATAGAGACTTTAGTTACCAGATGTATGTCTAAGGCTAAATATACTATCAAGAACATTGGTCACTATGGATTAGGTTTCAGTCACTATTCTCACTTTACATCTCCAATTAGAAGATATCCGGATTTAATCACACATAGAATTTTATTTGATTTTTTAAATAAAGGAAAACAAGGAAATCCTGCTAAAATTGAAGAAAATGCTAGTTGGTGTTCTAGTAGAGAATTAATAGCAGCAAAAGCACAAAGAGACTCTATAAAATACAAACAAGCTGAGTTTTTACAAGATAAAATTGGTCAAGTTTTTGACGGAATTGTATCAGGTGTAACAGATTGGGGAATTTATGTAGAATTAACCGAATCCAAATGCGAGGGAATGATAAGATATAATACAATAGGTAAAGTAAAAGTAGATTTAGAACATTATACTATTTCAGATGAAATGGGTAATAAAATTAGACTAGGGGATCCTTTAAAAGTTATAGTATCAACAGTTGATTTAGAAAAAAAGCAAATTGACTTTAAATTATTCTAATGAAAAGGACATTTGAAATAGAATTAAATAATTCCAAAATAGAGGATTATGAAGACATTCTATCACGATTTAGTAATTGGAAAAAATACAAAAGAGAAATAAACCTAAATATTTTATTAGAAGAAGGTAAAAAAATTCAATTTGATGTTGAAATACCAAATAATCAAAGTGTCTTTTATGTTAGTGTTTCGGATGATTTTAAATACACAACCGCTTTGGTAAATGTTTGTTCTGTTATAAATAAATTTGTTTTTATTATCCTAAACAACCAAATCATTAACTTAAAAATTGATGTTACCTTTTTAGACACGAACTGGGGTAAAAAAGTTAAAAATATACTTGAATCCGACATAGATTTAAAACTATTTCAACATATAAATATAGAAGGTCAAATAGATAATTTTTATTTTGAATTACCAAAAATGGCGGCATGAAATTTTATAAAGTTGTAACTCAACACACTCAGTATGAGTTGGATAAATTATTGAAAAAAATGAGCTCTACAGAGGTAGAGTATATTCAAAGTCTATACAGTAAAATATCTATAGTAGAATATACAGACGAGAATAACTTTGAATGTATGTTTGCAATTCTAAATGATTATTTGCTAAAAAAGCTAGATATCCTCTACAATAGTTATAATTTAAAATTTAAATTGATTGATTTAACAAGACAAATAATCAATGACGATTTTATAAAAACAAAATACTACAACAATTATCAAAGGAATGTCGAGGAAGAAATTTTATATTTGATAAAAAAATATAAAAAAGAATGGATTTCAAAAGATGATATCTTAGATAAAATTTTAGATAAAGGAATTGATTCTCTTACCGACTTTGACTTAGACATTCTTAACTCTTAAAACTCAAATTCTCCTCCTTCAGCGGGCGCTTCTCCTCCTCCTTCAGCAGGTGCCTCTGGAGCATCTTGAGCTCCTGCTTGAGCTTCACCACCACCCTCAACAGGAGCTTCTCCACCTTCAGCCGGCATTTCTCCTTCAACTGGAGCACCACCTTCAGCACCAGGAGCAGCACCAGCCGCACCAGCAGCCGCTTTATTAGCGGCATCTTTAGCCCAATATCTTTGGTTTTCAGTTTTTTCTTCAGGTGTTAATTTAAAGACATTATCCATAATCCACTCAATGTGAAAATATGGTTGTTCTCCATTCATAATTCCGGTTAATGTAGTAACAGCCTCAGCTCTTTTAGCTAAATTATTTATTTTTTTCCATTCTTCAAAAATCTGATTAGTATAGAAAATGATATCAACGCTATTAACAAAAACTTCATCATCCTTTAACTCAGGAAACTCGATTAGCATTTGTAATTTAAGAGGCTTAACAATAATCTCTTTAAAATTTGCTCTCAATCTACTAATAAAATTATGAAACTTAATTTCATCTCTTGTCATCTCAGCGGCATCTGTTATTAAGTTACCACCACCCGAGTCACCCTCAAAACGAGTAAGTGGAATTTTTGAAGCTCTTTTAAGTCCTTGGTGAAACCACTTTAACATTGTTTCATCATTTAAGTCATGTCCCTCTTGTTTAACGATTTCAAATCCCGGTGTTCCGGCATCTCCTTCTGGAAACCAGATTTGTTTGTTATAGTGTAAGTGCTTAGACCCATTTATTGATAAAGTTCCTAAGGTATCATCCCATTCAACTTCCTCCGAATAGTCATGAATTAATTGACCTATCTGTTCTTCTGCTCTTTGACGAGATAAACCTTTAATTGGAATTGTAAATTTTTGCCAAATCATTGCATTTGTTACGTTCCACATAATTCTTGTTTGTTCAAGAATTTTTAATTGGTTATAAGGCTTGATTAATCCTTCCACATAAGAAGTTTCCGAATAATCATTTTGAGTGGAATATGATATATAAATAATCTGAGAATCTAAGAAAATTCTCCTAAGTTGAGGATCTTCTGGAAACTGAATCCAAAGGTGGCCAACATTTGGCTCATAAGCCGGAACTAATGTCTCGGGTCTCAATCTGTTGAATCCGATAACATTTTTCTTTTTATCATCATAAATTATTTCAATTGCAATATATCCATCAATTAAGAAATCTCTCAACATATTCCAAGCGGTGATATTATCCGAGAATCCAAATTTTGTGTATAATCTCTCAAAAAATTCTTGATACTTATCTGTTATTTCTTGTGAATAATCAGTAGGCAGCGGTCTTGGTGAACAAAAGTCTTTATCCTCGTTATAAACTACTGTCTCATCTGATATAGCAGAAACAAAATCTCTAATTTCATCTTTAATTGAATACTCTCTTAAAATTCTTCTTTTATCAGCATATGACTTATCTAAATAAGGAATTGATTTTCTATTTAAAACTGAAGCAACAGCTCTTTGTGAAAAGAAATCATACATAGAATTACCCTTTGCTGAGTAAGGATCTTCATTGATTCCAATACCGACTTGATTTTTTATAATCATGTCATCATAGTTCATACCATAATTAGAAAGTGTTCTTAAGATTCTACTAAATAATCCTTTATTTTCTATTGCTGAGTTATTTCCTATGAAATTCTGACCAAATCCTGATGTATTAAAATTGTTATAAGTAGCCATTTAAAAATGCTAAAATTTTGTGATATATATTAAATTTTTGATATTCCTCCAGAAATTACTTTTTAATAGTTATTGTAATCTCTGCCTGTTTATCACCGTATCGGTCCTCTGTTATATTTTTCTCAACATCGAAATCAGAGAAATCTATTCCCCTAAAAAGACCATTCCACTTTCTATCAGTATAACTACCAGGTCCAAAACCATTACAATTTACAGTAATTTTAAATTCTTCTTTATTTAATCTTTTCACAATACCATTTACAAAATCACTTTTTGCAGCACTTGTCCTTTTGGACATTTCATTGTACAATTTTTGAACTTTGAATAAATCGCCTTCTACTTTTGCATTTTGAATAAAACAAACGACAATACCCCATTTCCAACTAGTATTAATTGACACCTGGACACTTTCTAAACGATTTTTAAAAGATATAAGTTCATCTAAAAACTCCCAAAACTTATCATCAATTATCATTTCGGTGTAACCACCCATAGGTCCAGTTTTAAATGAATTTCTGAATATGATATTCATTGAAGTATATCCCTCATATTCACCTTCTGTGATTGTTCTTGGTGGCTGAAAAGAATATTCAATATCCAAATCCTTTATAGGAAGTAACATCTCATCTAACTCTTCTTTAGAAAGATCTGTTATATCCTGAGATTCATTTAAATGTTGTAAAAACTTATGTAAATATTTCATTATTTATTTTTAAGTTTTTTATCTAATATTTTAGCGACATGGTCACCAATAAAGAAGTGCAGGTTTTTAAGAGTGTCTGTTTCAAACGTCTCTATCTCATCCATAAAACGAAATTGGTATTTATATATGTCTATTTCATCCTCACTTGTTTTATCAACCTTAGAAATTGACAACTCCATATTATAGTTATTATTTATGTTGATTTTAAAGTCAAATGTGGTTTCATCACAAGGAGTTGTTTTAAACTTTGGTTGATACTCAACATCAAAGACCGAATAGTCAGTGATTTTTGCTCTACGCATGTAGTAATTTAAAAACATAGCGGGTGCTTCAATAAAGTCTGAAAGAATTTGTAAATCTTGACCAAAATCATTTGAGTCTATGATATCTTCAATTTTCTTCTTAACATCTAATACATTTTCAAACTCAATTTTGTGATAAACACAATTTATATCATATAAGTAAATAAAAGAATTCTCAATTAGATTTTTTTTATTTAAATCAACTTTGAATATGTACTTTGTATGTATAATAGAAACATCTTCAGTTTCTAAACCCTGAATAGATATCACCATCTTATAAAACTTTTCATCTGGTGACATCTCATAAACTATCTCTACGGAAGAAGCAATTCCCTCTTCTTCCTCGAATATCTCTTTAAATAGTTCTTGTATTTCTGAAATTTTAATATCCATATTATTTAAATTGTTTGTCGTATAATTTTCTTTTCATTTCCATGATTTTTCCGATATATCCATTTCTTCTTAGTAACTTAAATACTAAGTTACCCAATGAAAATTCACCACTTTCGGAATCTAATCCACTTTGTCGATAACTTTTTATCTTTTTCCAAACCTTTTTTATCTTTGGTTCTAGTTCATCAAAGTCCTTTTCTTTAGAATCGGATTCAATATCATCTATAGACATTATAATAGTCTTAGATTTTTCTTTAATCATTCTCTCATTTGGTTTAAAATCAACTTTTTCTGGTTTTTTAACCCATTTATCATTCATCAATGAGTAGACTCCTCCCATTTTTCCGGTTTTTAACTCATCACGCATAATTGCATCATCCTGAATACAAACCTCAACCTCATAACCCTTTATTTTAATATCATGTTGTTGGTTCCAAATTTTCTTAGCATAATCACATAGTTTTTCAACTAAATCATAGTCTTCATCAACATTTTTATAATCTATAGTTATATGTAAATCATAGTCTGAATATTTTTCAGACCAATTATAATTACACAGAGATCCACATAAAACTATATCAACAACATCCGTTTTTATTTCAGTTCCTTCAAAGAAATCCTGAGCAATTTGTAATAACTGTTTTTTAATATCACCGTCCAATTCAAAATTATCCCACAACTTTGAAGGTAATTCATTTTGAATCCTAAATGACTTAATTGGAGTAAAAGCTCCTCTTTTAAACTCAAAGAATTTTGTCAATTTCATAGAGTATATATTAAAAAAGAAACTTTTATTTTATTGACAATATAATTTATTGATGAAACAGAGACTTTTAATAATTTCTTCTCACTTTTCAACAGGAGGAGCTCCACAATTCACTCTAAATAAAATACAAATTTTAAAAGACACCTATGATATTTGGTGTATAGAATATGATTTTTTATCATCAGATTTTGTTGTTCAAAGAAATGCTGTTATCGAAATACTTGGCGATAACTTTATTCCACTTTATGAAAATAAAGAAAAAATAATTTCAATTATTGATGAATTATCACCAGAATTAATTTTAATTGAAGAGATATCCGAAACATTCATTAAAGAAGAGATACTTAAAAAGATTTATTGCAGTGAAAGAAATTGGAAAATAATAGAGACAACTCATAGTTCTCATAACAATTCCGGACTTAAAAGATATCTTCCAGATAAATTTACATTTGTATCTCAGTGGTCATTAGAAATGTACAAACATTTAGGAGTGGATTCGACGGTCATCGAATATCCAATTGATAAAAAAAGTCGAAACAAATATAAATCTCAAGTCGAATTAGGACTTGACCCTAATAAAATACACGTCTTAAATGTTGGGTTATTTACTTCCGGAAAAAATCAAGGATACGCATTTGAAATTGCTAAACATTTTTTAGACAAAAATTACGAATTTCATTTTGTAGGTAACTTAGCGGGTAATTTTCAAGATTATTGGGGTCCAGTAATTGAAAATAAACCAGATAATTGTAGAATTTGGGGAGAAAGATCAGATGTCAAAAACTTTATTGAAGCATGTGATGTGTTTCTTTTTACTTCACGATTTGAATTAAATCCACTCGTCATAAAAGAAACTCTCTGTTATGATATACCGATACTAATGTTCAACTTACAGACATATTGTGGAATCTATAATAATGAACAAAATTGCCATTTCTTGAAAGGGGATACTAATAAAGACTCAAAATTATTAGAAAATATAATAAAGGAAAATTCTAAACATAAATTTGGATATGTTCTTTATTCAAATGAAAAATACTTTGAAATATCGAAATTATGTGCTGAATCAATAAGAAAATCAAGTAATCACCCAATTTATGTCTATCTGATGAATTCAGATAGAGTTTTAGATATAGAAAACTGCCATACAATAAATTGGATATGTGATTTAGAAGTGGATTCCGAAATGTATAACACTATTGGTGATAACTTTTACATAAATAGAGGAAACTCTAACATTTATAAAATGTTAATACAAAGACCAAAAGTAGTCAAAGATGTTTTAGAAAAATATGTAGAAACAGTCGCATATGTAGATAGCGATTCAATTGCTACTAAATATGTTGATAACATCTTTTCAATGTATCCTAAATATTTAGAATATCCATACTTTGTAGAAGGAGTATATGACTATCTTTTTTACAACGGGAGAGGAGGAGCTGAAACTAAAGAAGACTTAACAAATACACTAGAGCATCCAGTTTGTGAATTGTATGATATAGATCAGAAAATTAGAGAAAGATATAGACAAACAGGTTATTTTATCGCTGGTAAAAATACTTTAGATTTTTTACAAGAGTGGTCCGATATGTGTGAAAATCCAATAATATTAGAAAATAACGAATGGTTTGCTCCTTATAACGAAGAAACTATTTTAAATTGTCTTTTATATAAAAAGAAAATATTAGACGGATTACCTTGTATTTATGTAAATGGAACTTTAGATACGATTGATAGAGTATATTCAGAAATTGGTTTTTCTGACAAAGATGTAATAGTAGATTCATGGTTACGAATTCCATCAAAAAAAGAAAACTTACTATTCATACACGGCGAAAAAAACTTACCAATACTAAATAAAATGATAAAAAAATTAGAAGAAATATGAATTCAAAAGAAACTAAACAAAGATATATTGATGAGTTTAACTCAACTGAGTTAATAAAAAAACAAACAATTGAAGACAACGTTTCATTTAATCTACACTTTGTTCAAAAGGCATTCTTTGAAGTTGTTGGTAATTCAAAGAAAAAGTATCCAGTCTTTTTCTTTGATGGAGAAAATAATTTAGTTTATAAAACTGATTTAAGTTCAGGAATGTGGGCATCTCCAAGTAAAACCTATTTTGAGAAATGGAGAATTGTCGTTGATGACTCAGGTAAGTTAATAGAATTTAATTATGACTGCACAGGAAAAAGAGTCTATATAAGCATGGATTCATCTTCATTAGGAGACACTATCGCTTGGATGCCTTATATTGATGAATTTAGAAAAAAATGGAATTGTCATGTAATCACATCAACATTTTGGAATAAATTATTTAGGAATTCTTATCCTGAAATAGAGTTTATAGATCCAGGAGTTGTAGTTCATAACCTTTATGCTATGTATGTTTTAGGATGGTTCTGGAATAAAGACAAAGAGCCGGAAGAACCAAATACAATACCTTTACAAAAAGCGGCCTCTAATATATTAGGATTAGAATTTAAAGAAATTAAACCTGAAATTGACTTCGTGCCTGGTCAAAATCCATATAAAGAAAAATATGTAGTTATTGCACCACACTCAACATCTGGTCTTAAATACTGGAATAATCTAACTGGATGGCAAGAAGTTATAAACTATCTAAACGGATCTGGATACAAAGTCGTAAATATATCAAAAGATTCGGTAGAATACTACGGAGTTGAAAATTTATTAGATACTAGCATAGAATATACAATGAATGTGATTCACCACAGTGAGTTTATGATTGGTTTATCGAGTGGACTTTCATGGTTGTCATGGGCATTAGGAAAACATGTTGTCATGATTTCTAATTTTACAACATCAGACCACGAATTTCAATCAAACTGTAGTAGAATTATTGATAGAAGTGTTTGTTCTGGATGTTGGAATAAAAGTGAGTTTAGATTTGATAAAGGCGACTGGAATTGGTGTCCTGTCCATAAAGGAACCGACAGACAATTTGAATGTCACAAAAAGATTACCGGTCAAATGGTAATCAATAGAATCAAAAGTATTGATAAATTAAATAACTTCGAATGGGGATGGATGAAAGATAATTTGAATCAAAAAGAAATACTTATCAAAGAAATATTTGAAGACAAAATTTATGAAAGATTTTTTCAAATTGAAAAAGGTGATGTTGTTATGGATATTGGAAGTTCAGTAGGTCCATTTCCTTACTCAGCTGGTGAAAAAATTAAACACGTGTATTGTTTAGAACCAAGCGATGTGGAATTTGATACTTTATTGGAAAATATGAAAGATATTTCATCCACCTGTTTGAAGCTGGGAATATCCGATGAAACAGGAATAACCGATGGTGATTATATTTACGGAGGACAACAAAAAATGGAATGTATTTCATTCAGTGACCTGATTGAAAAATATAATATTAATAAAATTGACTTCTTAAAAACGGACTGCGAAGGTGGTGAATATGACATCTTTAATTCAAAAAATATTGAATGGATTAAAAGTAATGTGAGTAAGATTTCTGGAGAATGGCACTTGGGAAATAATTTAAAGGAAAAATTTAGAAAGTTTAGAGATGAAATATTAGTTCAATTTCCAAACTACGAGGTTTATTCTTTAGATGGATACAATGTAAAATGGGACTTATTCAATGATCACTTTTTAGAATACTTTACAGAAGTAATTATACACATAAAAAATTATTAATAAAAATGGAAATAGAAGTTTCAATTGGTGAAATAGTTGATAAACTATCAATATTAGATATAAAAATGAAAAATATCACAAATAATGAAAAATTGAAAAATATTGAAAAAGAATTTATTTATCTGAATAATATAGTTTTTAATCAATTAAAAATCGAAGAAATTGACTATCAAAAATTAGTTTCTATAAATAAAAAACTTTGGATAATAGAAGATGATATCAGAGATAAGGAAAGAAATAAAGAATTTGACGAAAATTTTATAGAACTCGCAAGATTAGTTTATTTCACAAATGATCAAAGAGCTGAAATTAAAAAAGAAATTAATATAAAATATGGATCTTTATTTGTAGAAGAGAAGTCTTATCAAAAATATTAACGAGGAGGAGCTGGTACAGTAAAGTTACCTGTGGTCAAATTACTTATCTTTATCCACTCACACCTTAACCTATCATTAGAGTTTTCCACACCCCCAGCAGCAATAATAAAACCACCGTTAAGAGCTATTTGATTATAGTGTGTCCAATCTATAGATCCGAGAGACTCTTGTGTTCCAATAATTTGATACTGATCATCAACAGTACCTGAAACTCTGTCTCTAAAAAATAAATCAGTACCTCTACTAAAAGTAGAAGAATTAAAAGTATTGTATGGATCAAAAGATCTCGTAGAATTAGTTAAACTAACAATTTGAACTCTTCTAAATATATTACTATATGTAAATGAAGCAGGAGCATAATCACCGTCATAAGTAGGATTTAATGTACCATGGCAAATTAAACGAGCATTTGTTAGTGTAGCTGATGTATTCCAATATAGTTCAGTGAAATATTTACCACTACTACCCTGTTTTGAAAAACATGCTTCTATTTGCACAATATCTCCTACACCGAAGTTATTTGGTGGAACTTCAATTGACTTTATCAATGCAGGACCAGAAGCTGTTATGCCAGTAACCGCCGCGCAATTGCTAATTACATTCCAAGCTTTTCCTAAACTATATGTATTCGTTTCCGCCATAATTTTATTATTTTATTATTCCAAAATATCTTTTTGTCATTGTATCCACTCTATCAGTCGCTAGTATTAAATAACCATCTGTGTTCCAATTTATAGTTGTTATTGTAGTCATATCAATGTTGGTCTCTTCACCACCAGTATCACCCAAATCAGTTGCAGTTGTTTGACTAGTACTCCAAACTAAAGTTGTGGTGGAATCCACTATTGCCATTGTTCTATATATCGGACAATAGTCATCATTCACACTATTTGTAAGAGATCGAGCCAATAAAATAGGAGTTGTTAAATCATTAGTTTCATTCCAATATACATAACAAGAATACTGAGAATCACTTGTTGATGCCCTCTGAACCACTCCTTGTATATTAATAACATCATTTGATTTCAAAGTACCAGCTGGTATAAAAAATGACTCTATAAGAGCTATTTGTCCATCAGTTGTTGAATCAGTTACAGTAACACCATCAACAAATCCAACAGCACCAGCTACCTCAAAAGTATTAATTTTACCCATTTTAATTATTTATTTTAAAATATCTAACCTGTAAAACATCAGAAGCATTATCAACATCTCCACTTACAAGAATCCAAACATCATTTTGCCAATTAACAGATACCAAATCAATACCACCTGGTGATTCACCATTCCTACCATTTAATTCACTGCCTCCAAAAGCTAAATCAGTTGTTGCACTTCTAGTGGTATCAAAAGCTATTGTACTGTTAGTTGCTGATCTTATACCCAATCTTCTATGAAGAGGAAGAGACCGAGAAGTTGAAGTATATAAACACTGAGCTAACTGAGTCGCTCCTGATAAAGAAGCAGTGGTACCATACCAAAATCTAAGAGTGCAAGTATTATTAGTAGCGGATTTTGTACCTAAAGTTCTAATATCCAATACCTCATTTGCTATATAAGTTCCTGCCGGAACAAGAGTACTATAAAGTAAAACATCAGTCAATGAGCTTGTTGTTATTCCAGTAACTGTGCTACTTATAACTTTTCTAACATCTGGATCACCAGCATCAGCCGTAATATCAACTGGGCCTAATGGAAGTGTATATGTATTGTATCTACTCATACTCTATATATAAATAATTTATATTTCTATCCAAGTATTATCAGGACAGAAAAATATTACAGTTCTACTAATAGCAAATCCAACAATTCTAATTACATCATTTGCAGCAGTCGGAGCTGTGTTTGAAAGAGCTCCAGCCGTAGAATTTAGATAGACAGCAGAAGCCGTAGCAAAGGTCCAAGAGTCGTTTCTAACATATCCTCTTAGTAACATACCAGACGCTACCGTATTACCCAAAGCTATAGCTAACATACCAGTCGAAGTTGCAACTCCGTTAGAATCACTTAGAGACCAAGCACTACCAGAAGTAAAATAATAACAACTAAATGTAACACCACCTCCTGAACCAAACGTGACCACGTCTCCGTAACCACCTGAAGTAGATAATTCAGTAGTTGGATTATGTGTAAAGTCATAAGAACCGATAACATTCAAGTCTCCACTAACATTTAGCAAAGAACCATCAAAAGTTAAATTAGATTCAACAGTAGCATTCGATCCACTTCCATCATAAGTTATGACACCATTCGTGGTGGCTCCTGTGAGACTTAAGGTTCCATTTGCCCCAGAAGAACCGGATGTACCAGATGTTCCTCTGGTCCCAGAAGAACCGGATGTACCAGATGTTCCGTTAGCACCATTTGCACCAGAAGAGCCGGATGTACCAGATGTTCCGTTAGCACCATTTGCACCAGAAGAGCCGGATGTACCAGATGTTCCGTTAGCACC